TTTTTTCGAGTGAGCTATACAGTTGAATAGTTGCAGCGCAAAAATACCAGTATATAATAGTGTATAATAAATTGGACAGTTAGAAGAGTGTGTTGTTGGTTGTTAGTTAATTCTAACATACAAGTTAGACACATCTAACATTTATATTTTACTAGTATAACAAATAATTTAGGATTATAAAACATATTACTATTACTAATCAAACAACATATAAACCTTTTACCTTTGTGAAACGAACATAACACAAAGGTAAATTTATATATATATACGTTGTAATGATGTTTTAAATAGTTTCCTTGCCTTACATTCACTTTACAAATATTATTTATTAGAAGCAAAGCAAAGCAGCAAGAAAAATAAATTTAACCCGCACGACTAACGTTAGGGGGGGAGTATCTTTTTATTTGTATCGGTTTGCGCTGTGAGGTAGTGGTAGCCAATCACACCTACCCGACATATAATTTCGTTAATAACAGCCAATGAGATTACCCTCGTATATAATTTATTATTACTTACTAAACCATACTTAAAAAACAATCATGTTCAAAAGACTATAACTTTAGTTCATTGAAAATCAAACCATTCCGCATAAACTATTCAGTCATATAATAATCTATATTTTATTACTAAAAGTATTCATATCTTTGAACCGCAATAATTAACTATGAGTAAACACACCCCTAACGTATTGAAAGAAGCTAAATCACCTTTTATAGAAGGATTAGTAATACCTATGTATTTGAGAAGCCATGTAGAGGAAACAGTTTCGTTGGATAAGATAAAGATAGGAAATGGAGTTATAACTGAAACAGGAAAGGTAACGAAGACTACTAAAGGTTATCCCGTTGAGAAGGATAGGAGTATTCATTTATACTATGAGAATAGTGGTGAAGATTTAAGAATAGTGTATGCTTCAATATCTAAAGAGGGTCGTTGTCTTTTTGATTACATCATGTTTCACTGCTTGAGGGAGAATAAAATGTTATTCTATATAGACACGAAAGACTTCATGGATAAGTACATGATAAAATCTAGGACAACGGTATGGAATAGTAAGAACGATTTAGTTAAACTAGGTTTGATTGCAGCTACTTCGGTTCAGGGTTGGTATTGGATAAATCCTAAATATGTGTTCAGAGGATTTAGAAGCAAGTTGAAAGAGTTGGAAGGGAATTTAAGTTACTATAAAAAAGAAAGCTAGATTATGATAGAAATAAAATTCCGAGCGTGGAGCGCAGAAAGCACAGACGAGAACGATAATCCTATTTTTGAAATGATAGAAGCAGATTCACTTGCAATATCTAATTACGATTTATTGTGTGAGCAACTTAAAGACACAGAAAACTTTAAGCTAATGCAATTTACGTGTATGCTAGATAAGAACGGAGTAGAAATCTATCTTGGCGACATTGTTAAAACTAAGAAACGAGTAGGCGTAGTAAAGTTTAGTAATGGCGGTTACAATATAGACGGTTGGGCTTTATCTTTTTATTCAGAACACCACGAAGTTATTGGGAATATTTATCAAAATTCAAATTTAATCAAATAAATATATGAAAAGAATACTATGTTGGTTTAGGAGTTTCAAGACTTTAGAAACAGTAAAAGAAGCACAAGATTTAGAATTACACTTTAGGCGCAATATCTTTGGCGATGAAATAAACCATATCAACTGCCGAAGTTTATGGAATGATAAATATTGGAATATGTATAGATGTAATGAACTTAAAAAATAATGGCTGACTACTATTTAGAAGAAACCGAACTTACAGAAAAACTGTTCAACTTAGACGAGATACTTAAATTTCAGCTAGAAAACGATGTTCAGATAATTCGTGGCGAAGATTATCAGTACGTCTGTTACATTAACGGAAAAGGTTATTCAACTGCATTGACACCTATGTTTGCTTTAGTGAGTGGGATAAAACAATTTAAGAAATTAATTACTAAATAAATTATATTCGCACTATGGAATTTTCTTTAGAACTAGATAAATCAGATGGTGAAAGCCTATCATTCTTAGATGAAACGAGTATATATGCAAGTGTGAAAGGTACGAGGTTTGTGTTTCAGAAAGATATTACTTCGATTAGTGGAGAAGTTATAGTAGGTGGAACTTTAGAAGCCTTTTATAAATACATCAAGACAAGTGGTAGTTCACAAGTTTATGACGGTAAGACAATCGGGGTGGGGGGTATCTTTATTCCTAGAGCCGATACGACTGTATTGAGTGGGGATACCTTTGAGTTCTTAAACGCAACTGTAAAACCATTAGGGTATTTACCTAGTTTAACTCCCTTGACAATAGTTCCTAGCGACTTGTATTTGACTGATACAATATTCCCTAATGATGTTTACGCTTTACAATACGAAACTTATGCAGATACAACACCTAGTACCTTAACGACAGTAGTTGATGAAAGTCAGTATATGGTAGTAGGAGCAGGGACTTGTGTTTATAACGGGAACACTTATTACGAGAACGAAGTCTTTATAGCTACTACTAATGGGGTAGTAAGTTTTACAGGAAGTGCTAATTTAAAAGTTCTGTTAGACAGTAGAAATAAATTCTTCACTTTTAATTGGATTCTTACACAATATTTCTATCAGTTAGTTTTAGAGAATATTGGAAAATGCTGCGAAGAGAATGAGTTACTAATGAATAAAATTCAATCTAAGTTACTCGCTTTAGAATGGACAAATTATACACAAGAAATCAGTATCAGTAAATCATTACAAACAATGAATTGGATAGAGGAAAAGATAACTGACTTACAAGATTTATAATCTAATAGACTTATGAGAGATGAAGCACAAATATTAACCGTAATTCTAAATGCCAAAGCGTTTTTTACCAAAGAGGTTCAGAATATAGCAACTATTTTAGAAACTAGACTACTGAATGAGGGTGAGCAGTTAGCTGAAAAAGAACTCCAATCTTTGAGTATAGCAATTCAATCAATCGAGAACGGTTACTTGACTTTAGCCCAAAAGAATACGATGGCAGACTATATTATGCAGCAAAGTTGGTACATAGACTTATTGCTTGGACAAAGTTATGTAGAAAATAATTATACAGTAGGAAATGATTATGTTGTTTTTAGTCAATAAATAACTATTTTTGTAAAGTGGATGCAGTAGAACTTTTATTCAGAATTGCCAAAGGAGAACCTTTAACAGATTTAGAATTAGATGATAATTTTAGAAAGCTAAAAACTGCTGTAAACTTCTTGCTAGAAGAATCGGAAACTCCAATCTCAACAGCCATTAGGGGTGAGATAAAACTTTTTAGTGGGGCTAGTCTTCCAACGGGGTATCTTTGGTGTAATGGGGCAGCAGTAAGTAGAACAACTTATGCTAGTTTATTTGCAATTACAGGGACAAAATTTGGCGTAGGGAACGGAACAACAACTTTTAATCTACCCGATTTTAGGGGAGCAAGTCCAATGGGTTCAAATCCAATGGGAGCATCCACAAAAGTAGGTATATCCACAAGAACCGATGGTGCAATAGTAGGTGCGGAAACAGCAAATGCAAACCACAACCATACAGCTAGTGGCTTATTAGCAATAGAACCATTGAGTTATACGCCAAGTGGAACAGTAGTGGTAGCTAACTATACGGGGAATATAACACCGAGTATTACTACTACAATTGCCCCCGTAGTATTATCAACAACGCCAATAGGAACAGTAGCAGTAGCTAATTATAGTGGTAGTGTAACACCAACAATAACAGTTGCTTCCGTAGTATTGTCAACAACACCTACGGGTTCAATAGAATCAACAACAACCCTTACAGCAGCAGAAGTATCAATAGATGTAGATGGAGAAACGTGTGTCAGTGTAAGTATAGCAGAAGCTACCGAGAGTGTAATGGATTGCGTAGAACTTACTATAAGCACAGACAAGATAATAGCTGCAATAGAAGCAACAACGACTTCGGTATTTACAGGAGATGCCGATGATTTGGCACATACTCACACCGCAACATCAAGCGCAGTAAGTTTGAATCATGGACACACCGCAACATTTACAGGAACTTCTGATGATTTGGCACACTCGCATACAGCAACATCTAGTTCTAGTACAATTAGTTTAAATCATGGGCATTCAGCAACCTTTACAGGAGCAAATGTTAGTTTTATACCCGAAGGCACAGCAGAAATAACCGTTGACTCAGAAGCATTAGCAGTTTCAACAATTCAACCAAGTCAAGTTTGTAATTTCATTATTAAGTATTAGATTTGAAGCATGGCAACAGAGTTAGAAATATTAGTAACACAAGATTTTGCAACAGGAGATGTTGTAAGAATTGACGACATCACAGCGAATTACACGTCAGTTATAAACGCTACAAGATTTTTATTCTCAAATTACAGCAAAGACTTATTGGTAGATACCGATGTTACAAAATGTATCAGTAACGTAGAGTATGAAGTAACGGGGAGTGGGGCAAATACAGTAGTTGTAGATACCAAAACTTTTGTTTTAGGAGATGTGTTTACCTTAATGATAGACGCAACACCCGTAATAGGAAGTGGATTAAAATTAGCCGAAACAGGGAGAGTAGTAAGTTTCAGTACCTTTTTACCAACCGACCTATATAAAGAATTTAGCCCTAGTGAGTTTGGAGTAAACGACTTAGTGTTTAATGATAGTTCTTTCAAATGTACTTACGAAGTATTCGATACAGCAGTAACCGCAGGTGCAGGAATTGCTGCGGGAACATACATTGTAAAAACAGGAACAGCAGTAATCGGAGCAGCAACTTATAGGGCGGGAGAGGTGATAATTAAAACTTCAACCTTTACTCTAGCAAGTGGAACTATCTATTTACTAGATGAAAGTCAAGAATTTGTATTTCCATTGTATTACAACGCCTTACTAGCAAGAAACGACATAGCTAATGCCTATGTAAGACAAGGCTGTAATTGTAAAAACGAATTAGAATTAAAGCTATTTAAAATAGATAACATTTTAGAAGCAATAAGATATAACTTTGAGGAAGTAATCAATTTAGATTATAGCGGAACTCAAACAATGCTTGACCAAATAATAGAAATTTCAACTGAATAATATTCAAAAATAAAATATAAATTATGGAAAGAGGCTCATTAGAAACTATAAAACTTGTAAAGAATTTACAAAACTTAAATCCAATATTACAAGATTTAATGACAATAAATGACGAAATAAACGATTTTATTGAAGTTAAAACATATAGTCCAATTTGGACAGGAGCAGGATTAACTTATTCTTCTAACCCTGCAACTGGTTCTTATGTAAAAATAGGAAGATTAGTACATTTTACTATAAATATAATTTGTACTAATGTAACTAATTTTGGAACAGGACAGTATTCACTAACACTTCCATTTATTCCTTCTGTTCAATATGCTTTTAGAGATGGACAAATTTTTGATGATTCGGCTAATCAGCATTATAGAATATTAGGGGAAGGTGTTCCCGCAACAACTACTATGCTTTTATGGTATGGTGGTACAACTAATGATTTAGCATTTAAGTTTAATACTCCCGTAAATCCACTTGCTGTTGCAGATGATTGGTATGTTTCGGGAACATATATTATTGAATAAAATATGATTAGGCAACAAGCAGAATTTGACGAACAATTATTAATAGTAAAGAGAAAGATTACTACTGAATATTACTTGATTGCCAACAAAAGGAAAAAGGGCAAAATAAAAGACATTCCTCTTAATGTAAAAATCAATTTGATTGGAATATTAGAGGACAATGAACTAGGAGATTTTTTAACAGATTTACAAAAAAACACAATTTTAGACAAACTTATATGGGACTAAAAACATTATTTACACAAGCGTTTCCGCAGAAATTGAAAGATTATTATGATGCGAAAATTTCAGCGTTAGAGTTTAATAAAGCAAACACAGCAACGGGAGCAGATTCGGTTACTTTAAACACAACAAGTGGAGTAGCTATTTTTACAGATAATTGTGAAATAGCCCCCTCTTGGATAGAATATTTAATAAACAATTCACTAATAACAAGCAGTTCTTTAGTTAGTGTGAACGTCCAAATCGGAACCACTGGAGGGTACTGTTCTTTAGTTAATGTAAATTGTTCACTTGGGCTTATTACAGTAGCAATAAACGATGGTTTTACAGGAAGTGCGACAAACCCAATAGTAACTTTTACAATCTTAGGGTAGTGAAATGAACAACAAGGATTACTTTTTAGGCAAAGGGAAAATATCTAAGAATAAAAAGTTTGTAAATATTTCTATAAACAAAACTAAGTTCGATAAACTTCATGCTGACGAAAAGGATTTAATACACTTAACAATAGGAGAAATAAAAGACACCGATGAAAGTTCGGAGTTTACACACTATGTCGGTCTTGACCGAATAAAACAAAAGTTAAAGGAAAATGACATTACAAGATACAATAAACTACTTAACCTCCCATAAGGACAGTAAAGTAAAAGAAGGCGGAGAATTACTTAAACAAGTATTCGAGAACCCTTATTTAGAAACATTCATTACGTTAAAAGAAACAATAGCGTTTTGGAACAAGGAGATTAAGGAGAAAAAGCCATCAATATTTATTGAAGTAGTTGATATGGGTGAGAAGATTGCCTATGTAGATAATTTCAAAAACCCCTCTAGTTATATGGGTGATATCGGAAAGCTAATTAAATCAATGGAAGAAATCAAAAAACATTTACTTCCTAGTGAGTTAATTCAAGCAGACGAACACAAGCCTAAACAAATGGAAGAAATCATGTTAAGAAAATAGTATGATAGGCGAACCTCTAATAATAAAGATTGGTGAAGAAAAAGTAGATGGAGGAGTTGTTTATTATTACGAAACACCTCCAATGCCACAGCTTTCTACTATGCTTAACTTTGGACTTGACACTAAAGACCAAAAGTTTAATCGTACAGAAATACCTGAATGTTTTGGAGATTTAAACGACTTAGGAAACACTAAGATTATTCGTGATGAAGACGGGAACGCTTTACTTAATAAAGAACAGCAAGATTTTGTTATTCAAGAAAGAGATAGGATTATAGACGGTTGTTGGTATTTAATTAAAGGCAAACCAATTTATTTTACTGGCGACAATTACTTCTACCTAAACTATTGGTGGATTGGAGCAGAGAACGAAGATGGTTATCCTGATTTTAGATATGCTGATTGTAAATATTTTTATTTCGCTGACATAGTAGATAAAGATTCCGATGTATTCGGTGGTTTATTCGTTACGGGCAGGCGTTTTGGTAAAGCATTGTGTTTAGAAACAGATATTCCAACACCTAATGGTTGGGTAAAAATGAAAGACTTGAATCTTGGCGACATGGTATTTGGAAGCGATGGATTACCAACTAAGGTAACTTTTGTTTCTGATGTAATGGAAGACAGAACTTGCTATAACGTAAAACTGTCTGATGGAAGTATTATAAAAGCTGACGCAGACCATAATTGGCTTGTTAGCGGAAGACAAGAAAAAAGAAAAAATACAGGAGGAAAAGTTCTTACAACACAACAAATAGTTGACGAAGGTGTACTAAAAACAAGACATGACGGAAAATTTGAATCAAGATATTCTATTGTAAATGCAAAACCCGTTCAATACGAGAAAAGAGAACTAAAAATACCGCCTTATATACTTGGTATTTGGCTTGGTGACGGTGCTTCTGACTATACAAAACTTACTAATGTTGACCAACCGATAATTGATAGATGGATTGAGTACGGTAAAAGTATTGGACTTTCTTTGAAAATGGATGGTGGTATTACCTATATGCTTACGGGCGGTAGAGATGATAATAATGCAGTTTTTAAAGGACAGAATACTTTATTGAACTATTTTAGAGAGTACAACTTAATCAAGAATAAGCACATTCCACAAGACTACATGATTTCATGCGAAGAAGATAGAATGGAATTATTGAGAGGATTGTTTGATTCAGATGGATATGTTAGTAAAAACGGAGTAACTTATTCGATAACTCAAAAACGTAAAGTATTATGTGAGCAAATATTAGAATTAGCGTCTAGTTTAGGCTACAAAGCTACTCTTACAGAAAAATATGTAAAATATTGCGACACTACTTATTATATAGTAACATTTGGGACTAGAGATAGAACGCCTTTTACGTTACCGAGAAGATTAGAAGTAGTTAAAGAAAGACTAAAAGTAGCTAATGGTGGTTGGAGATTAGACCATAGATATATTGTTGAAATTGAAAAGTGCAAAACAGTACCCGTTAAATGTATTCAAGTAGATAATGCCGACCATACCTACCTTTGTACTAGAAACTATGTAGTTACTCATAATACAGAAAAAGAGTTGTGTCGTGTTTACCGAAAAGCAATAACAAGCCAAAACAAGATATTTGCCTTAATGTCTTTAACCAAAGACGAAGCAAAAGAGAACCTATTTGCTAAAATAGTGAGGAGTTGGGATGTAATGTTTGAGTTTTTTAAACCTAAACATAGCGGAACAACAAGACCTACCGAAAGTTTAGTGTTTTCAAGACCTCCACGCTCGTCAAAAAAGGAAAGAATAAAGCAAAAAGAGCAAACCTTTTTAAATAACGTAATTGGAACAAGGTCAACAAAAATTGCAGCCTTGCAAGGGAAAAAACCATTCTATACATTCTTAGACGAGGGCGCAACCATTGATGAAATGGACTTAACTAAATTTTGGAGTACATCAAAACAAGCCTTAGCTTTAGGTGGTGGAAAGAAAATTATAGGAAAGGTGATGATGCCTTGTACGTTAGAGGAAATGAACCCTAAATCGGGCGAAAGGTATTATACACTTTGGAAGCAGTCAAACGTAAATCAACTAACCCTTAATGGAAGAACAAGTAGTGGACTAATAAGATACTTGAAGCCTTATTGGGAAGGATTAGAAGGATTTATTGATGAATATGGATTTGACCTAAAAGAAGCAGCAATTAAGTTTGTAGAAAACGAATATCAATCATTTTTAGACAAAGGAGAACTTGACGAAGCTGTACGATACAGAAGACAGTTTCCAAGAAACGCCAACGATGCCTTTAATATAGAAACAGGAACAGGAATTGAAGAAGATTGTAAAATGATACTTCAAGACGTGCTAGAAAAAGCTAATGATGGGTTATTTCCCGAAAGACCTTGTGAAATTTACGAAGTAGATGGTGAAGTAAGGACTAGAAATTCCAAGCCGACCAAAGATTGTCTATACATTATTGAAGAACCCGAAGAAAACACCGAGTATGTAATAGGAATAGACGGTACAGCAACCGATAAAGCAAGTAGTGGCACAGACCCCAAGAATAAGAAGTCAGATTTTGCCATTGTAGTAACAAAAAAGCTAAAAATAGGTGGAAGAAGTTACTGCGAAGTAGCCTATATCTCACGAATACCCGTAAATAAAGACGATATGTTTAGAATATCTTTCCTTCTTTACAAGTATTATAACGTATTTGGAAATTGCAAAGTAAGCCCCGAAGCAAATGCGGGAAATATAAGTCCAATATTCTCATATTTTACTAATAGAGGAGCAAAAAGAGCATTAATTCAAGAGCCTAAGTACGTTGGAACAGACAGTAAAGAAGTAATGTCAAGATATGGATTTGTGAGAACGGGGAAAATGAAAGAAGCGCAAATTTACCTATTAAATATTCAGATTAGACTATTTGGACACCATTTTAGGTCAAAAAGATTAATAGAAAACATCATAAAAACGGGCGTAGAGAACACCGATTTAAGTGATGCGTTCCAAGCAGCCCTAGTAGGTTGGGGAAATTTCGGAAACATAGAACACAAAGAAGCAGTAAACAACGACAGATACAGACAGTTGAGAGCGAATAGAATTTTCAACCAACAAACAGGACAATGGGAAAAAGTAGAAGTTAAAAAATCAGCATAAATCATGGCAAAAGAATATCAAACAAATTACTTTGAAAACAAGTGGCACGCTAGAAGTAATATTAACGCAAAGAAATCAATTCGTACAGAAATTGACCAAAACAGACTATTTATGTATGTGGTTCGCCACGCTATTAAATATCTGAAAGAAGTAAAAGGATATAAAAGTTTAGAAGCAATTTCCCAAGCGGGTTCAAATATTCCAAACTACAAAGTTCCAAGTGCAGCTTTTTTTAGTATGGCAATGGAAAACAGATTAGACTATTTGGTTTCAGAAATAGGAATTTTCAGATTTTTTACCATGATGCAAGTGCCTATGATTGAGATTATGGGTGCAGCAGCAAAAGATTATGCCGAAGAATGTTTAATTAAATACAAATTTGTACTAGAGGGATATTCGCCAATAACAGAGTGTGAACAACCGATGCCACATATAGATTGGTTAGTTCAGCGAGGTTCAAATCCATTTATAAAGCAAGGTAGATTACATTACAGCTATTATATGACACCTTTAAAAATAAAAGACCCCGATGCGGGCGCAATGCCAAGAACAAATTCAAACAAATAACTTTGTAAAGAAATTTGTAAAGAATAAAATAACAATTATATTTGCAATACAGATTACCTCATAAGTTTAGCGACTTGTTTCCTGTTTTGTTATTTTCATCAAGAAGAGCCTACTAGAGATAGTGGGCTTTTTTTGTGGATAATTATTTTAAAATAATACTTGCTTATAAAAGTATAATAGTGCTATATTTGTACCCAATATACAGATATGTTAAAAACAAACAATTTAATGCAGCGTGATTTTGATGGAGTTTCAATTTCACAAAGAACAAAAGATAGTTACTTTAATGCAACTGAACTTTTGAATGTTTACAATTCTAATTCCGACAAACAAAAAACAATAAAAGATTTTTGGGGCAACAAAGGAACAGATGATTTTATGACATCGCTTGTAAATCAGCTAAATAACGAAGCAAAATTAAATGGGGCTTTTTCCCCCTATTTAGAATCAGACCTATTTTCAGCAAAAAAAGGTAGGGGTGGACAAACTTATATGCACCCTTATTTATTTGTAAAGTTTGCAATGTGGCTTAGTACAGATTTTGAAGTAAAGGTTATTAAATGGGTTTATGATAACCTAATTGATTTTAGAATACAAGCGGGCGACCATTATAAGGATATGTGCGCTACAATTCAAGAAAGATACAATGAATTTTATGGCAGTTCAAAAATAGACCCTTTGGTTTTCGCAAATGAAGCAACATATTTAAACGAACTTGTTTTTGGTTGCAATTCTACTAAAAGGAGAAACGATGCAACTGAAATAGAATTAGACCTTATGAATAAACTTCAATTAGCTAATATAAAGCTAATAAAAAGTGGGCTTGGCAAAGATAAAAGAAGAAATCAATTGCGAATATTCGCAGAACTATACAAATAAAAATTATGATAACAGAAAACGAAAGAATAGAATCTTTTGAGAAAGATTTAGTAGAACTGCTTAAAAAGCATTGTGCAGAAATAACTTTGCTTGACACTAAAGGAAATGGTGATGAACAGCTTTATGTTATAATGGATATGGTTTACGCCCCAAATAGCGATGAAATACTAAAAGAGTATGCTACAATCAATTATATTAAAGGAGTTAGACCATAAATAACAAACTAGGAATAGAAATAACAGAATAGATATGGAAAATTACAGAATAATAGTAGAAACAGAATTAAGTGGAAAACAATGGTTTTATGTGCAAAAAAAATGTTTATTTGTTTTTTGGCAATATTTTTATGTGGTAAGAGGGTGTAAAATTGGTTATCAGAATTTAGAACAAGCAATTATATATATGAACAGCCTAATAGCAGAAAAAGAACAAGAAAAACAAAGAAGTGTTGTAAAAACAGAAGTTATAAAACTTGAAACGATTGAACTCCCTAGTGAGAATATGGATTATATTATTGGGATAGATTGTTATTTAGAAAAGGAAGAGTAACTATGACTAGCAAAGTAAAACTTGAAAAAATACTATCATTCAAAAACGGAGTAAAAAAAGACGGTAAAGAATGGCAAGCATTAGAAGTATTTGTATCATACGAAACCTACGGAAGAACAGTTGAAGTTATACTTAGTTTTAACGGTAAATCTGATATAGGTAGAGTACACCAATACCCAATTGGAACTATATTCAATACTGAAATGATACCTAAAACCGTACTATACGAAAGCGGTAAATCCTTTACACAAGTATTTGGCTGGGGAAGTTTTACCGAAACAAACATAGAAAACTTCAACGACATACGAAGCAAAGAAATAGACAATCAATGGGCTACTCCATAACAACCAAAAACCCTTGCTAAAAATAGTGAGGGTTTTTCTTTTAAGTTTATATATATTTGTAACATAAAAAACTAAATTGTGATTACGAATATTTCAAATTTAAAACCAAAAGACTTTGGAGTTGAAAAAGACAAAGCATGGTACGAGCAATACGCAAGATATGTTGGTACAAAATACAATCACGCAATACCTCTTTTTTATAGTGTTGGAAATGTACCGACAGACCCTTTAAATAGACCTACTCAATGGGCTTCACGAACAATGAAGTTACTAGCATATTTGTTTGCGGAACAAAATAATGGTGTTTATGATTATATGTCAATGGATGAAAACAATAATCCATTACCTATAAAACTACTGAACACGAATATTATTTACACGTTAGTAAAGCATATTAACGGAACAATGGCGAGTAATATTTCTACTCTTCCCGATTCAATATTTGCTAGGTCGTTAGATAGTGATTACATATCATACAAGAAAACTCTATTCAATTTATCTAAGATGAAAATTGACTTCAACTATGTTTTTGAAAAAGCACAAGAGCAAGGAATGGAGTTTTTGCCACTTGGCGACAAAGAATTTAAGAACGAAGAAGAACTTAGAAAATACCTAGAAGAAACCGTTCAGAATAAAATGGAGCGTTTCTTTACCGCTTGGGCTAAAGATTGGCTATACAAAACAGACTACACTAATTGGGTAGCAGAATTGTTTAGATACTTAGTTCCTACCTACTTTAACCGAGTAGAATTATATGTAGAAAATTGGAATGTAAAAGTAAAGGTTCACAAACCACAGAATTGTATTTGGGACAATAGCTTCGATGACGAGAACGGTAAGAAGCAAAGATTTCAAGGCGTTATCGAAGAATTTACAATACCCGCATTAAAAACAGCATATCCCGAACTTACAAAAGAACAGCTAGACCAATTAGACAGTTTATCTAAAGAAAATACAAGTGGATTCAATCAATCTTATGGAACGACAGATAATATTGTATGGTATGACAAAAATCAGCAATCAGTATCAGTTTTAAAAGCAAGATGGATTAGTTTAGATAAAGAAAATGAAAGCACATGGTATCAATGCGACCTAATTGCTAACCTATTTGCTTTAAGATGCAAGCCATGTGAAAACATGACTAAAACAGCACAAGGATATTTAGGCACACCATTTATTGACTTTATTCCCGACTTGATTAATGGTAGAAGCAGAAGTCCAGTAGATAGGTCAATGGATTTAGTGGATAAAATTAGGGCTTACGAAGGTAAAATTGACTTAATGGTTCACAGAATAAAAGGTGCTGTAACAACATTATTTGCTGATAAAATCCCCGAAGGAATGGATGCAATTAGTTTAGCGCAAGATATTAATAATGGTGTAGTAGTATTAGAAGGCGTTACGGGAGATGATTATTCTGAAAACGACAAAAGAACCTATGCTTTTAAAGTAGAACAGATTGGAATAGATTATAATTCGTACCAATCATTACGAGCAGAAGTAGAATTATTTAAAAACGAAATCAGAGATATTTTCAGCATTCCAAGAGTAGCACTAGGAAGCCAAAAAGGAATAATTGGACAAGGTGTTCAAGAAAATTCGATAGCGCAATCAACATTTGGTATCACCCCTCTTTATGATGGATTTGGACAATACCTAAATACTATTATTCATGCAGCTTGTGAGATTAGAAAAAACCTAATTTTAATAGCCGAAGATACAGACGAAATGCGAGAAACATTACGAATTACTAAGCGTGAGTACGACATTTTTGAGTTGACAAAAGACATGGCATTGGTAGATTTAAATGTTTACCTAGATAATAAAGATGCTATTACTGAAAAACAACGTGCCGAATACTTAATAATATTTGAAAGAGAAGCGTCAATCCCTAACAGTTTTGTAGATGCCGAAGTAGCAGCCGAAGCAATGGCAGCACAAACAAATACTGAAATGCGAAACATATTAAGGTATAAGAAACGTATTTGGGAAGAAAAACAAGCAGCAGCAGCCAAAGCACAGCAAGAAGCAGCATCACAACAAGCGCAAATGCAACAAGCAGCAATGCAACAAATGACACAAACTCAAAATGCGGGTAAATTAGCTAATACGCAAATGAAAGGCGACATAGACTTAGAGAAAACCGCAATGGAAATACAAGCGGATAATATGCAACCAACTCAATAGAAAAAAGCCCTAGTTATAATTAGCTAGGGCTTTTTGTTTCTAAGTGAAGACACTAAAGTGTGAATCGTTTTAAACGAATTAGCATTATTTTTTTCTAACACCTTTCTGTAAAACTCTTTTTCTTCTTCGGTAGGAGTGTATTTCGGTTTTACGTCAGTCCACTTTATTGTTTTCTTTTCCATTTTCTTTATCAATAAACTCGTTTATCTTATCTTTTAAATTTTCAACTTCAACAGCACCTCTACCGTAATCCCCACGCATTGTAAATCCATTATTTCCATTAAGGTAAATTGATTTGCTTCGGGCATCAAAAGCATCAAAGATACAAAGGTGTGTTTCGGCATTAGGTTTTATCTTTCGTTTTGGTAGCGCAGCAATAAATAGAGTATTCCTATCATAGCCTTTTTCTTTAACCATTTCGTTCAATACACTCATATCTAATTTGATTTGAGCGCATACTCCCATACCGTTTTGAATAAGGCGAACATAAATGCCATGTGCTATTTCCCACTTCTTAGGGTCAAAGGTTGGGTCAAACTTTTCTTCGTTATTTTCCATCTGTATCAATGAATTTTTTAACAGCCATAATTATAAACTGACTTTGCGAAGTACATCCCATGTCTTTCATTTTTTTCCAAGCCTTACTTGATAAGTCGGCAGCAAAATAAGAGTGCCACGAAAAAAGGTGCGTTCTTTTTGGTAGTGATTTTTTTAGTTCCATGATGCAAATATAAGTAGTTTATGATAAACTACAATACACTACAATAAATATATTTTAATTTATAGTATTAATTTTGAATCAAGAAAATGTTCTAACTATGACAGAAAATACACAAGAAGGCGATAAATCAGCCTTAGACACGCTAATTGAAGCACACACAATTTCGGAAAACGAAACCCCCGAAACTACCGAAACACCTACTCCGCAAGAAAACGTAGAAACCAAAGAAATTATTGAAGAAAAGCCTTTAGCTGAAAAGCCTAAAGAAACTAAGGTTGAAGAAAAAAAGCCTACCGAAAAGACAATTTTTGATGTATTCCAAGAGGATAAATCAGAAAAAAAAGAAGTAGAAATTGATTACAAAAAGCTGTATGAGGAAACTCAAAGCAAGTTAAAAAAGTTCGATAACCCAGTTATTGATAGTTTAGCCGAAGTAATGAATGACCCTAACTTTGACGTAGAAAAGTTCTTTGAGAATTATAAGCCAAAAGATTTTAAGGATATTCCCTTAGAAGACTTATGGAAAATGAAAACAAAATCAGATTCAAATTCAGACTTTACTGACGAAGAATTAGACGAATTGTGGAAAGAAGAATTTTACGCAATTTCAGATAGTTCGGCAAAGCAAAAGATGTTAAAAGATAAGCTGATTAGTGAGTTAAAGCCAAAGGTAGATTTAGGTAAAGAACCCGAATATATTACAGGTTTGAAACAATCGGCAGCCGAAAGAAGAAAAGCAGAGCAAGAAAACGCTGAAAGAGTGAATAGTATAGTGGAAAGCACAATGGCAAGTGTTGATAAGTTTTTAGGATTGACTGTGATAGGTGATTTAAAAGTAACACCAGAACACGTTCAAGCAATGAAAGCAGCACTTGACCCAAAGAGTAACCACTATTTAAATGAAGATGGCACATTTAATCAAAACAAGATTGCACAAGAAAGAATGTTTGCGATTTTGATGCCTGATATTTTGGAGCAACACGAAAAGATTGTTAAAGCGAATACCAAGAAAGAAGTATTCAGACCAAATGCAAATGAAAGTAACGAAAACTTTCAGCAAGACAGTACAGACGAAGGGCAAAAAATGTATGATGCCCTAATTCCAAAAAATTAATCAACTATAAAAAAAACCAAAAAATGTCAAATCCAAAAATCTATGCCCCAAGCGGGCAAAACATTTTAAATGTAATTGAAAGCACAAACGTAGGCAAACGATTCGTTGAGCCATTCGTTATTGAGCAGTTCAAGCAATTCCACACTATATCGAAGATTGCTTCGGTTTTAGGTAGCCCCGAAGCTACAAAAAGTGGTAAAAGAAAAGTAGAAATTCCACAACAAGGAAACACATATCCTGTTGCTGCAATTGCTCAAAGAAGTTTAAGTGGTGTTATTTTGACTTTAACATGGTCAGACCCACAAGCTACTCCATTTAGACTTGACGAAGCTGTTGAGTTTGAAAGCGGAACTGTTGCAATTTGTAATGGTACAATCGAAGGAACAGCAACATTCTTACATCAATCATCAGTAGATGGTAGCACATCATTTGCTGCAACAGACGCAGTAGCGGGTGAAGAAGTAAGTTCAAGAGGTGTTCAAGTTAAGCAAGGTTCAACTAAAATTGGAACAGAACGTAAGATTGCAGAGTTCGCAATGAACTACAACTACATTCCCGAAACTGTTGAAACAGGTGCATTTAACTATGCAGAGGTTACAGAAGACGATATTACCTACTTAGAAAAAGGCTATTTCGTACACGCTCAAGTTTATGGTGCAATGCAAAGAGCAGCAGAAAGTTTCGCAGTAAACCAATACGCTTCACAACGTAGTTATAAAAATGATATTTATATGGCTGCGGGTTTTGAACAACAAATTGGTTTAGGTGGCGGTGTTGTAGATTACTACACAGGCGATTTAAGCGAAAATGTTTTGACTTCGTTCATTGACAAGTTGAAAGCAAACGGTGGTGGTTCAAGTAAATTTGCTGTATTAGCAGGTTTTGATGCAATCGGAATGTTCCAAAGATTTGTAGGTCGTGCTTTGTTATTATACACAGGTAAAGACAATACAATCGGTGGAATGACTGTAAAAGGTATCAATGTTTACCATTTTGCTTACAACGGAATCGAAATTGATTTAATTGAAGAGCCAATGTTCTCAAATCAAAATATGTTTACTGTGTCAAGTGCTGCTTCGGTTGCAAACAGACAAGCAAGAAAAATGTTTTGGTTTAGCTTAGAGCCAGTTACTTTAGCTAATGGCAAAGGAACTGTACCATTCTTAAAATCATACAAGTATGGTGAAATGGGAATGGAAATGATGGTTTTTCAAGGTATCATCAACAAAGACGGTGCATTAGATATCAAAAATGCGAAAACAGAATCGAAAGAAACTCGTGTTCACATGATGTATAACAAAATGTTCCAATTAATGAACGCTTCTCAATGTGGGGTACTAATCGGTAACTAATTTTAAACAATTAAAAAAAATAAATAAATAAAATGAATTTAGTATATAATACAATTAGTGCCAATGGCGCAGATGTAAGCATAAACGGGAAGATTATTACCGTTTCAAATGCAGCAGATGGAACAAGTGCTACGTTTAACGCAGCAGGGCTTCCTAGCATAATTAAAAGACAACGTAAAGTAACAGGCGTAAGCAGAGTAGTTACTTTAACACCAACAGCAGCAGCAGCAAAAGTTTACACTGTAAAAATCAGAGCAACAAATGTTCTTGACGGTGGAACTCAAGTATTCTCGTACAGCTATGCTTCTGATTTAGTAACTGCGCCAAGTGCAACTGTAATTTGTACTGCCTTAGAAGCAGCTATTAATGCAGACACTAGAATCTCGGTTACAGCAAGTGGCACAGCTACTTTGATTTTAACGGGTGATGTTGGATATTGGGATTTCAGTGTTCAATCAGTAGGAACAGGCGTATTAACTGCAACAGTTGATGGCGGTTCGGTAACAAGTGGTTGGATTGCAAATACAATTCAAGTAGCAACAGGTACGCCAACAGATGCAGCGACTTCTTATACTGTTAAAATAGTAATGGATAACGCCTTGACGGGAGTTTCTCAAGAAGAATTTTTCTATACTGCACCTCAAGTAACAGACGCAACAGGAACAGTAACAGCCTTAAAAGCATTAATTAATGCAGATACAAGGTCAACTGTAACAGCAAGCGGTACTGCTACTTTAATTTTAACAGCTAAAAGTGGTTACTATACTTTCACTCCAACAAGTGTAGGTGTAGGCACAATAACTTGGGCTGCCACAACAGCAACCGAAGCAGCAGTAATTGGTCAAGGATTAGGTTCTTACTTAATCAATAGCCAATTTAACGATAGTAACATTGTATCGGGTACAAGCTACACTTCGTTCTTTATTCCAATTGAAACAGAAAAAGCATTAGGCGGTAATGATTTGAAAAAACAAACATTATTCTTATCAATATTTGTTTCAGAAAGTGCAACAAATTACGAAAGTTTTGCGGGTGCATACGGGACATTGACACAAGCAGTACAAGGTATCAATGCAACATGGGCAGCAGCAGCAGGAACAGCAGCAGTAACCACAATTACAGGCGCAATTGCTTTAGCGGGCGGTAGCACATTTGGTGGCGAGAACATAAGAACAGGAGATGTTATTTACTACACAGCGGGAACTTACTACCCTGTGGAAGCAATAACAACTACCTTAGCGGGTGTTTCTGCTAACAAAGTAGCGGTAACAGCAGCAGCGTTTAGCAAAGTGTTGTTACGCAGAATTTAAGAAGTTTTCTTTCATAGGTTCATAGATTAAAAGCTGTTCAGAAATGGGCAGCTTTTTTTTGTGAAAAAATGTGTTACTTTTGAAGAAAGAAATAACACTATGAAAAAAATACACAAAGAACTTTGCGACAATTGGTTTGAAACCATAAAAGAATGTTATGTTGGCGATGATGATTTAATTAACAAATATCATATTTTAGCCCCAACAACAATTGAACTTGCCACAGCAAACACAGTACAAGTACTTGTAAATGCGGGTATGACAAACAAATATACTTTGTATTCAGTATTTTGGAAAGGCGAGTTAATGGGGTATTACGGAATAGAAATAGCAGTAGTAGCGCAAGGTAAAGTTCCGATGCTAACAGGCTTTTGTATAAAAAAACAATTCAGAAGCAAAGAAATGAAGAAAAAGTTTTTCGATATAGTTCGTGAGCATTTTGTAGAGAAAAGAATACTCACAGCAATCTACGATAAAAATACTAGAGCATTAAGTTTTATTAGTAAAAACGGTGGCGAAGTAATACACAAAGCAAACCTTTTAGTAGATGGAATTGGGTACGCTGATTTTCACTTGGTAACATTCTAAAAATAAATATTGAATAATGTTTCATTTTTTATTTAAATTGCAAACAAATATAAAAACCATTATTATTATGCCACTAACAATAGCAGCAATTGGAGGAGCAGTAAACTTAGGTGTAACAGCATTTAGGGGAATGAACGCTTCGCAAGAAAAGAATAGACAACAAGCACGTTTAGACACGCTTTCGGCTACTGCTTTGCCAAAGTTTAAAGTGTCAGACGAAATAAATAGTATTTATGGTCAAGCATCAAGCGAAGCATTGAATCCAATGGGGTTTAGTGGTGCTGAAAAAAATGCTTTCAACCAAAACATATCACAAAATTACAACACTCAATTTTACAATGCTGTAAACAGAACGGGTGGACAAACGGGAAGATTTGCAAACGCTGTATTGAGTGGAAATAACATAAATGCTATGAACACCTTTGCAAGTAATGACGCTTCATTAGCAAGGCAAAATAGAATGGCTGCATTATCAAGAATGATGAGTGGAGCAAATACAATTCAAGGAGTTGAAAACGCAAATAGCCAAGCTGAAATACAAAGACGATTAATGACCGAACAAGCATTAGGAGGCGCAGTAGCACAACAAAACCAAAACATTGACCAAGCGTGGAAGTCAGTTGGAGATTTGGGTGCTATGGGTGCGGGTTACGCTTTAAGCGGATATGGTGGTGTAGATAAAGTTAAAAAAATTGATACAAGTGGAAACATATTTAATGGGAATTATGGTTTTAGTAAACCAAAAGGACAATTTGATAACTTAAAAATAGTAGTGCCTTCAACTACAAATAAAGTGCAAAATCCATTTTCATTCCCGAATATACAAGACATGACATATAATGCTAAAACAGGGAGGTACGAATAATGCCAGTAAGTTTAGGACAAGCAATAAGCGGTAAGTACGCTCAAAATTACGATAGCACAACGCCTTTACTAAAAGGTTTTCAAATAGGCGCACAAAAAAGGCAGAACAGCGAAGTTGCTAGAGCAAGGAAAGAAGCTGCACAACAAAAACAGAACGCCAACTTTTTAAAACAAGTAAGTGGTTCTATTCTTGTAAAAGGAATTGATGACGTAGATAGAGCAGCTTATCAAGAAGCGGTAAGTGGAATATTTTCAGAAGCGCAGAAATTAGGCGAAAGTGGCGACCCTGATAGCTACGTTGGTAGAATGAAATTACTAGGTCAAATACCTATCATTAATCAAAACTTCCAAGCTAGAGGAAAAGCATTAGAAGATATGCGAGTAGCGTACAATAAAGGAGAATTAGGCGCACAAGATAGTGAAGTGTTTGCTGAAATGCAAAGAGTGGGCGACCCTCGTAAACTTAAAGGGACACCAAATAAACTGTTCGGAAGCGCATCAATTACAGACGATGGAATGATGGTTAAAAGCCCTTACAACAAAGTAAATGTAAACAAAGAAGTTGATGTTTATTTAGGAGATTTAAGCAAACAAAACATTGGAATATTAGCATCTAAATACGGAACAATGTATGAGAATATTAAAGGTATTCCAAGCGACCAAGCACAGCTAAAACAATTATTTGGTGCTGAATACAAAAATCTTCAAGGAGTTAAAACAATGGAAGATTTAGCTGCATCTGTTTGGGAAAGCAATCAAAACTTACAATACACTTACTTAGACAATAATCGTAAAGACTTATTAGAAAAGTTTGAAAAAGACGGATTGCCAATAAACCAAAACCCTAAAGCAATGGAATATGCAAGGGCAAAGTTTATAGACGAGCAAAAGAACCGAGCCAAAGCAGAAATGAAGTTGGAAGGAATTAAGCAAGTTAGTAATGGTAGGAATAATAATTACGGAAGTTCTTTCACTAATTTTGGAGGAGGTATTATAAGTAACGGAATTAGGATACAGCCTAGTTCAACAGAAGAAAATGTATATGTTATTGATAAGCCAAACGAAAAAGGTAAAGAAACAGAAGTTTTAAAAGCAACATTTTTTGAAGGTAAAGACGTAAAACCATTTGATAAAATTGATTCTTACATAAGAGTTGGAGATGATAAATATATTGTAAAAGGAATATATGATAAAAATCCAACACAAGTATTTGGACTAACAAGACAACAAATAAACACAGCAACAGGAATTGGTGAAGATGCTTTGGCTGCTGCTAAAATTGCTTTTGATGCTGACAAAGAAGAAGCGTTACGCCAAGATTACGTTAAACTAAGAAAATCATTAGGTGATACTAGAGATTATTCTACATTATTTAATGGTGATAATGAAGGGCAACCAACATATAAAAACAAGTGGAAGGACTATCAATCAAAAGACTTTCCAAAAAAAGGAACACCAACTAATACAAAACCAATAGCACCTAAAAAAGGTAAAAACAGTACAGGATTTGACCCTAACGGAAAATAAATATGCCAGTAGAAAAAGATTATATAGGAGGATTACATGGTTATCTTAAAGAAAACTTTGGAGATGATTTTAAATTAACCACAGAGCAGTTTAAGTCAAAACTATCTACTGATAGTGCTTATGCTAATCAATTACATGGATATTTAAAAGAAAACTTTGGGGAAGGATTTAAATTAGATATAGCAGACTTTCAGAATAAGGTAGGATATATTGACCCATCAAAAAAAAAACAAAATTCTTCACCAAACTTCGCAACTACTTTACAAGAAGCTATCACTCCTTTACCAAGTGGTGTTCAAAAGCCATTAGAATCGAGTTCGCCATTAGCGTCAAATTTAAAGTCGGTAGCGACAGAGAAACCGATTGATGCTAAAACTGCGCTTTTGCAAAAGGCTAATCAAGAGCAAAATCTATCTAATCCATTAGAAGGAACTACTCAAACTGATGTTTTTATAGAAGAAAATAGAAAGCCAACAGTCTTAAATATGGCTAAATCTATTAATAATAAATCTCAAGAAAGAGTAAAAGTATTAACAGAACGAGTTGGATTACTTAAAGGAATAAAAGACTTTGAAGCGCAGATACCTAAAATTCAAGAAAGCGCACAGCAATTATCTGATATAGTTAAAGACCCAACACAACCTATTACTTCAAGACAAGCAGCGCAAGAACAATTAAAGCTATATCAAGACCAGTTTGACCAATTTGAAAATGCTGTAAATAATTATAAAGGATTGATTGATAAAGAAAAATCAATTATTACCGATATTCATAAAGACGAAGATTTAAGGCAAAAAGGACTAGAACGAGATTATAACAGTATAACAGCTTTTGTTGACGCAATAAAGTCGTCAACGATAAAAGTAGGTGCGGGAGGTGCGGGAATGTTTAATACACTAGGGCTAAGTGGCGACCCCGAAGATACTAATTCGGAAAACAATGAGCAAGTTCAGAATGAAGTAAGAAATAATGTTCAGACCATTAAAAAATTTGGCGAAAGTCTAGTTACTCAAGAAACCCCTAAAAACTTTGAAAAAATATTTGAAGGAGATTTTAGTACAAAAAAATTGAAATACATTTTAGCGCAAGGAATAGGTCAAACTATTCCAACAGTAGCAGCAGGATTTTTAGGAGGTGCGGGCGGTGCTACCATTGCGGGTGCGGGTTTAGGATTTATCGAAAGTAAAGATATGTTTAAGGCTGCGGGACTGAACGAAAAACAATCTGATTGGGCTGCTTTTGGACTAGCAATTCCTTTGGGCGCACTAGATGAATATGGTATTTCGGACATTATTACAAAGCCAATTGGCAAGTTAATTTTAAAAGAAACCACCGAAGACGTAATAAAAACACTTGCTAAAAAAGAACTTACAAACGAAGCTATTTTTGAAACCGTAAAGAAAACTTTAGGCGAAAAAATAAAAGAATATAGTATTGATGTAGCTAAAGCGGGTTGGAAAGAACCATTAACAGAAATGGAACAAGCCCTTTTAAGTGAGGGTGCAAAGCAAGCCACAGAAGAAATTACGGGCAAAGATAGTAACGCTAATCAAACACTATCTGAATATTTTAAACAAACTGCTTTAAAAATAGCAGAAGAAGGTGTTTATGGATTAGCGGGTGGAGTAGGATTATCGGCAGTTACTAGCGCAATCCAAAACAGAACTACTCCAAGTGCTTATCAAAGAGCAATGGAATTAAAGAACCCCGAACTTTTACAAGACTTTACCGAACAACTAGATTCAGAAGTACAAAGCGGTAGATTAACAACCGAACAAGCGCAAATAGCCTTAGAAAACGTAAAGAAAATTCAAGAACTTGACGGTAAAATACCTAATACAATAAAGGATATTGATAAAAGAAGTATGGCTGCTTCATTAGTTGGGGTAAAAGACGAACTTAAACTAGAAATTGAAGGTAAAGACGAAACTTTAGTACAACCACTAAAAGACGAGATAAAAAATATTGACCAAACCTTATTAGACATAGCGCAAAACAAACCAATAGAGGAGATAGAAAACGGATTAAATGAACAAGAAACAAGTATGTCGGAAATCCCGACTAACCAAGAACAGAAGATTGAAACACCTCAAGAAACTAAAACCACTACTACACCAAGCAGCGATAATAGTAGTGAAGTGGCAGCACTTGGTAGTGTAGAAGTGCCTAAAACGCTATCCCAATTAAAAATAAGTGATGAAATAACTCAAACTTTAGAAAATAAGTTAAAAGGGTTAGAATCAGAAAGAACAAATAAACTTATTGAAAACAAAGGGAAAGGTAAATTTGATGATAGATTAAAAGACGAGATTGAAGAAGTAAAAAGAAATATTTATAAAAGAGAAAATGAATTAGCATCAAGGAGAAATTCTGACTTAGAAAGTAAAATTAAAGATGGCTCTCTATTGAAATTAATTTCAGAAAATAAAATAACTGCCGAAGATGCAAGAGGATTGATTATAGAATCGGGAATGGAAATTCCATCTGAAATTCAATCTATTGTAGATAAAAATAAACAAGACAAAAAAGAAAACAAGCAATCAATTATTGAAAGAGATACCGACTTTTTAGGAAACGAGAAAGAAGCGTATATGGTTAATAATGACAAGGCAAATGGAATTAGAACTCAAGAAGATATTGACTACTATAAGGCAAATGTAAAAAGAGCAATAGAATCGGGTAAATACGAAAAATCTGTAAAAGAAGGAAGAATGACTGCTAATGATGCAAGAATTATTGTTGAAAGTTATGGGCTAAAAGTACCAAAAACATTAGAAACTTTATTAAAAACAGAACAAACCAATGAACCTACACCAATCGAAGCAACTATTCCTACAAGCAATAAAGGAACACAAACAGCAGAACCCACTAAGCAAGATGGTGAAGCAAAGGTTGAAAGTAAACCAATAGCTTTACCGAAAGAAAATGATGTAGTAACTTTAGAAGTACCAAACAGATTGCCTATAAAAATGGCATTTAAAGATGGTGTTTGGAAACAAAAAATAGGAAACGAATTTACAGAAGTAGCAAAATCAGTACAAGATAATGCACAAGCAAAGTTTGACGAACAAAATAAAACCCAATTAGAAAATGGAATTAATAAAACGGAATCGAAGGAATCAAAGCCCATCACTATTCAGAGAGGAAAAGAGGCTGACAAAGAAGGAGCAAATGCAAATGCTCGTAATGAAGCAAAAAGAGAGGAAATTAAATCAGCCTTTAAAAAGCTAAGAGATGAAGGATTGCTTAAAACGGCAGATAAAACATTAATAGGTAAGGCTAAAAGAGTTTTAGGCATTAAATCTGCGCCTATGTCTGACGCTGAAATTGATGTTCAAATGGCATTGATAGACGCTATGGCTGATGTTTGGAAGAAAACAACTGGCAAGGATAACTTTTACGAAACATTTATTGCAGACGTTAAAAAAGGGAACTTAGCTGAACTGCAAAAAATTGGCGGTGTGTTATTTCAAGATACAGAAAACACAAAAAGACCAACAACAAGGGTTACGCTTGCTGTTTTTGACGCAACTCAATTTGAAAAAATGAAAGGGCAGCAAGTAGCACCACAAGCTATTTCTGATTTAGTAAAAGGTCGTGGAAAACAAATTGAGAAAGATATTATTAACATGGTTCTTGGATATGATAAATATAAAGGACAAAAACGTATTTCTTTTGACGAATTTAGAAGTGATGTAGAAACACAAATAATGAAGTTAGAAAAAATCCGCACAGATTCTTACGCTAATTATGGTTATGACAACTTGGGCGATAATGAAAACTACGGAGAAAGAGAAACTGTAATATTTAATTCGCCTATTGAACATGGAGAAAAAGGACATTTTAGCGGTGATTTTACAACGGAAGGGTTAGACAAAACAGAGTGGGAATTAAAGCAAATCCCTAATACAGACAAGTGGGCTGCAATGGATAAAAATATGCCTTCTAACGTAACAGCAGATAACGTTGCAGAATATGTTGGAACAGCAGGAGAAAAAGCAGAGGTAGAAAAGTGGATTGCCGATAGAGATAAAGAAAGTATTGGAGGTCTTAATAAAGGACTATTTGGACATATTAGAAAATGGTTTAATAAGAGTGATGGAATATTTCATATAGCCGAACTACAATCTGATTATTATCAGAAAAATAAAGCAAGTGATTTATTAAAACCCGAAGTAGGACAAGATGAAATTGATGCTTACATGAACAAAAACGTGTGGCAGCCAATGGATAGAGAAATTTCAAGAAAAATAAAAGAACAATTTGGAATTACTGTTAAGAAGTTTGATGATAAGTTTATTGCCTACGATAAAGAAGGTAGACCATTAAGCGAAGTAGAATTAAAAGAAGAACCGTTAGTTGGACTAAATGTAGGCGACTTTGAAGAAAATGCAGTTGTAGTTTATGCACTTAAAAGCCTATCAGAACGTAGGGTTAATGATGAAAAATTAGAAAATGGAACATATAAAGGTACTCTTAATACGTCAAAAGATGGCGGAAAAATTGATACTGTTATTTTAAATACTGAAAAAGAAGTAGAGGATTTCGCCAAAGCAAATGATGGAAGACTTAATGGCTCAGAAGATAGTTATAATGTTATAAGAGAAAACTACCACGAAGAAAGAAAAAAACTAAGACAAACCGAAGAACAAAAATTTATACAAAAGCGTCAAGCAGAGTTAGAAAAAACAAAACCAACTAATATACAGCTTAAACAATTTGTAGCTTCACAGAAAGTACATGAATTGAGGTTGCTAAGAGAAGCAATTAAAATGGCAGCAGACGAAGGTGCTGAAACAGTAAGATTTCCTGACCAATATACACTTGCTGTTATTGAGGGATATACTGATGCAACAGGACAAGGTAACACGCCATACGAAGTAGTTAATGGAGATTCTGATAGATTATATGAAGGCGACATGATTGATTATGGTGGAGAAAATATGACTGTTGTAGAACAAAACAGAGATACAATAACAGTTGTTCCAAGTGATGAAGTTTCAATTTACAATCTTTACGATTTAATTAATGACGAAACAGATGATAGAGTTAGAGAAATAGAATATGAAGCAAAACGTCATTTTGGGGATATGGAAGCTATTACAAAAGAAGATGTAGAAAGCTATGAACCTGACGAATGGATGGGAGCAGAAGCAAAATCATTATTAGAGGAATATTTTGAGCAAAATGAAGAAGAAGAAACTGTAAGTTGGAAAGAAATAAAAAATGGATTATACGATAGTATAAATTCAAATTATAGCGAAATGAGTGTTGATGATATTCTTGGTTGGAGTGGAACTGTATGGCAAGATGGTGATACTATTTATGCAATTGAGGGTAGAAACTATGAAACATTTAATCAGCCCGATGGGTACGAAGAATCTTCAACAAAAGAAGATTACTACGATAATTTAAGTAGCGACCAAAAAACAGTAGTTGATAAATACGGAGAATTAGGCAAGCAATTTGAAAAAATGCGCCCCGATGCAAGACTTATTCAAGACGAAAATGGAATGGGATGGTACGAAACAACTATAACAGAAGAAGACAAGAATAACCCTATTGTAGCATTTCAAGAAGAAGGTGGAAAAGTAAAAGGTGCTATTGACTTTACTAATAATAACAAAGCTACACTATATGTTTTTGATGGAGCAGATATATCTACACTTGCACATGAAATGAGCGGACATTTAGGGCGTAGAGTGTTAGAAAAATTAGCAGAAGCAAGCCCCGAATTTGCTAAAAAATACGAAGCAGTTAAAAAATGGGCAGGAGTAAAAGATGTTTGGACTACAAAAGCAGAAGAAAAATTTGCAAGAGGATTTGAAAGATATTTAAGAGATGGCGTAGCCCCAACAAAAGCATTAAAAGAAGTTTTTAGTAAACTGAAAGAATGGCTTAGTGGTATTTATAAAATTATAAAGGGCAGTTCAATTGATGTAAAATTAACTAACGATGTAAGAAATGTATTTGATTCATTATTAGGCAAAGAACAAGTAGAACAAAAGCCTACAACAGCCGAAAAAGTAGCTAAAGCCGAAAAAAGCATTAACGACATTCGTAACAAACTAAAAGAAAAATTCAAAGTAAACTTACCCGAAGGAACACAAACCAAAGGATTTACAATGAACGAATTAATTGATGTAATAGCTGATACTGCAATACAAATAGCTAAAACAGGAATTGAAATAAACGAAGCAATAAAACAAGCTATTCAATATTTAAAAGAAGAAGGCGATTTAGAAGACTTTGACGAAACCGAAATTTTTGATAAAGCCAAAGAAGCGGTAAGTACCACCGAAGCAGCAATAGTAAAAGACCCTATTTTAAAGCGTATAAACAAAGCATTTTTAAAGATAGGTACTGAAATACTTGACAATGCCGAAGCGTTAATGGCTAAAGCAGCAAGCATAGTTGGCGATGTAAGGAAAAACGTAACAGCAGGATTTGAAACAAGGGATGGCAAACCTATTGGCTTCACTTACGATACAGACCAAGTAGCAAGAGAAAGGTTTGACTTCTCTAAATTAAAACAAATAGGCAAAGGAAGTGACAGAACTGTTTTTGATTTAGGTAATGGAAGAGTGCTTAAAGTTGCTCATACAGCAAGAGGATTAGAGCAAAATATTTACGAAGGAGATTACCTTTTAAAAGGGATTATTCCAGAAGTTTTTGAAAGAGGGCTTAATTATGTTGTTGTAGAAAACACTCCAAGACTAAAAGCAGCCGACAAAGTAATTACTTACGACTACGAAACAGGCGAAGAAAATGGCACAACAACAGCAGGAGATATGTTAAGGCAGCTAGGTCAGTTTAATCAGTCGCATTTTGAAAAGCATAATGATAACCTACTTAGAATACTTGGAAAGTTTGGATTTAGCGATATAATGTCTTATGACGTTTTGTTTGGCGATTTTACTGCAATAAGAAATTGGGGGTATAAAGACGGAATGGCGGTGCATTTAGACGGAGGTACTTTTGGTGGCGTAAGAATGCTCACTAATCATAAAAATAAAGCACCTTTAAGCGACCCAGAATTTAGGGAGATTTACAATAAGAGTAAGCAGTTAAAAAAACAATTTGGAGATACTGATAAAAACACTAGGTTCAATATTACAATGCCTAATGGTAGCCAAGTAACGGTTAAGCCATTTGAATCAAATAGCGAGGATAAAAACAACGCCCTTATAAGAGAAAACAATATAGAAGGCAAGTTACTTAACAAGCAAGAATCGGAAAGTCTTCAAAAGGAAATTGAATCTAAATACCAAATAGAAGGTCAGCCTAAATTTGGACAAGAAAATGAAGATATTAGAACAAATTTATTTAACTACGAAAATCCGATAGCAGAAAAAGATGTAAATGGAGTTAATTTAAGAATTGCAGAAGGATTAATAGAGGGAGAAAAATTTTCTGGCAATAGAAAAAAAACCTTTTTACTGTACGCAGATGGTAAAATAGTTGGTAAGTTTTATTCTGTTGAAGATGCTAAAAAAGTTGTAAAGTTTATTGAGCAAAATCTAATTAATCAAAAAACACTACTCCCACAAGGTCAACCCTTATTTCAATTAAACGACAAAGGAGAAATACTTGGCTTTACTCATAACGGTAAAATATACTTAAACGGAGAAAAAATAACAGCTAATACCACAATGGAAGAGGCTGGACATATTTGGATTAATTGGGCTAAAGAAAACCGTTCAGACTTATACAAACAAGGCATTGAGAAGGTATTAGGAAGCAAATATTTAATCGAAGTAAACAATAACCCTAACTACCAAGCAGAAGCCCTTAAAGCAGGGGAAAAAGGCAGCGAAGCGTATAATGCTTATATGCAAGAAGAAGCATTAGCAAAAGCAATAGCTGATAATGGTGCTAAGTTTATTACAGAAACAAGAAAAGCTAATTTCAGAGAGTGGGTAACTGCAATGTGGAAAGAAGTTGTAAAAGCCTTCGGAATACAGAACTTATCACCTAATCAAGTTAAAAAACTAACTTTAGAGCAATTTGCTAAAATGGCTGCTGCCGATGTGTTCAAGAAAGAATCGGTTATGACTGATAAGGAGAAAGCAACTGCTAAAGTAGAAATATTAGACGCTGACCAAAAAATGTTAGTTGACGATATTACCATTGCTGAAAATGACGAAGAAACTATACAAGGCGTAAAAGGCTTTATAGATTCTATGAATAGAGCAAAAGGGCTTACTCAAGAAGAGAAAGACGCAATGAATGAGCGTTTGGGTAGGAACTATGAAGTATTATCAAATGAAAAACTTGAACTAATTGGTAAAACTATTATTGAAGAATTAGGTGGACTAGACAAGGCATTATTAGAAGCGCAAAACGCTAAATCTGATTTATTGCCTTACATGAAAACCTTTATTCTAGGTCAAGCAATACTTGAGAATAAGAAATTAGAACAAAACGCTGCAACCCAAGAAGCCAAAAATAAATATGCCGACATTCAAATAGATTTGTTTGATAAACTAGACAACCTTTCAAGGGATTTTGGTAGAGCAATTCAATACTTAAATAAACTTTACAGCAAAAGCGCATTAGCGGTAACTAGAAAAGCTAAAAAGATTTTAGCTGATAGAAATGGTGCGAACCAAATTGAAGCCGAACAAGCAGCCGATAAAATAGAAGCAGCAATATTTGAAGATGATAATACAGATTCAGCAAACGAAGCCTTACAAGACCTTTTAAATAACGAAAAGGAAAAAGTAAAAGAGTTAGAAGCTGCTTACGAAAAACTTAAAAAACAAATTGCTAATCCAACCGAACCAAGACCTAATAATCCTAAAAGAGATTTAGGCTCAAGTAAGGATAAAAAAGCAACTATAAAAAGACTTAAAGAAACCAAGTACAATGCGAATAGACAAAACATAATTCCTATTGCACCTCCTAAACTAATGGAAGATTTAAATGATTTGACATTAGAATACATGGAAGAAGGATTTTATGATTTTGAGGACATTCAGAAAAAACTTAAAAAAGATTTAGGTGGATTACACTCTGATTATTACGCAGAAGCATACGAACAATCGAAAGAAAAAGCAGTAAGTAAAGGAGTAAAAGAAAGCGAATTTACACCAACCGAGCAAGTAAATACTATTTTAGATAAGCAACGTGAAACAAGTGATGCTGCTAAACTAGCGAAAGCAAGCGAGAGGTTAGCGAAAGCACAAATTGAAAAGGTAAAACAAGCACTATCAACAGATGCTAATAAAAAATCGTTCAAGGAAAGACTTAAAAACCTAATACCTAAATCGGGAAACATTTGGCTTAAATATCAAGAAAGCAATGTAAATTCATTGGTAGCTAAACTAAATGCAACTGCAAGTAAAAATGAATCTCCTTTATTGGCTGAATTTTCAAAATTGGTTACTCAAAATATAAACGAGAAACTAAATGAGTTAATGCCTAAAGGAAACAATGTAAGCCAAGAAAAAAATAAATCGTTAGAACTTGCTGACATTATTAAGAACGAAGAAAAGTTTGCAGAAATTTACGAAAAGGCACTTACTAAAATTAAGGAACAAAATAAAGATAACCCAAAAGCAATTTCTTTATTAGAAAACCTTTTAGAACAAAACGACTTAGGAAAACCATTTAGCAAAAAAGCTATCTCAAATGCTATTGAACAAAAAATAAAACAAACCAAACAAAGCATTGACGATGTAATTATCGAAGGAGAAGAAAGTATATTAGCATTTAAACAAAAGATTGTAGATAGTATTTTAAAAGATGCCGAACTAGACACAGAAGTAGAAGCGGAAATTAAAGATAGGATTGAGTTTGAAGTTGATAATTTGTTCAACACACAAGCAAAAAATCACTACAAAACCACAGCGCAAAGAATTGTTAATGATGCTAAGTCAATGGCAGATTTACCTACTACTAAAAAAGAAGCAAAGGTAATAAGCCAATTAATTAGTAAAGTAGCTTCAATGGCAAAGGATACCATGATAAACAAAAAACAAGTGGTTGGTAAAACACCACTTGAATTAATGGAATTTGCTTTAAAAAATGCTGAAATAGGTAGAAAAATATTTACAGAAGCACAAAAAGAAGTTCAAGACATTATAAAGAATGACGAAAACTTAACAGCCCAAGAAAAAGCTGATTTAAAACAGTTTTTAGAAAATTATCAAAAGTCAATATTTGATGCGCTTCTTACCAATAAAAATAAGGACTTAATAATAAAAGAAGCCCTAGTAAAATTAGGTTACGCAACACAAGATAGTAAAGGAAATATAGTAGCTGATTTAGGGAAAATTGCATTAAGCAAAAACACTCCTAAAGAAGCAATTGAAAAAGTTAAAGAAGCGATAAGTAATGAGTTAGGTTTAGACCCTAGCGAAATTGACGACTTACTAGCTGCTTTAGAAACAAGATTTAATGAACTTATTCAAGCTAAAAAAGAAGCTAAAATAAACGCTGTTGTAAAAGCAAACGATAGATACAAAGCAGCTACACAATTTTCAAACAAAGCTAGGAAAGATAAAATACGTTCACTAATTGAACTTTACAATGCGGGTGGTTTAACAAACGATAAGATTTTAGAAAAAATGGCTCGTGATTTAGGTATTATAGCCTTTACGGATAACGACCAAAAGATTATTGAAGACTTGTTACAGCGTATTGATAATGCGGGTTTAGGTTTTGTTAGTGCGGGTTTAGAAGAAGAACTACAAGCATACTTTGAACATATAGGCGGTACTTTTGCCATGAAAGAAATGTTTGAGCGTTGGAGAGCAAGATTACTTTCGGGCTTTATTACAACGGGCAAAAACTTAACAGGCTTCTTTGATACGGGCTTTATGATTGGACACCAATTAATAGATTCCAATATGAACATGGGTTTGTTGAAAGGTAATGTTGACTTAAATATTTTAAAAGTAATTAGACAAGCCAATAGAATTGGAGGAACACTAGCCTTAGAAAGTTTAGTAAATGGAAGTGTTGATAACGGAAGTGCTTTTGCCGAACAAACTGGTCAAAAAGAAGGAACACCAAGCGTAAGGTTTTTAGAATTTCAAAAATATCACAACTATTGGACACCTGATTTACCCGTAACCGTAAAAGGCGTAACATTTAACTTAAACCCAATAAACGCCTTAAAGAAAAACGAAAAATACGTTCAAAGGGTTTTAGGTGCAACTGATAGTGTAAACCATACTATTTTGCAAGAAATGAAATCATACACTTTTATAAAAAGAGTGGTAATGAGAGGTAGCCCCGAAATGAGTGCGAAAGAGGCTGCGAAAGTGGCTTATGAAATTATGTATTACTTAGACATTACAGAAGCAACAATAGCTGCATCTGAAATGTATAAAGAACAAGGTTTAGACATAGATAAAAACAAAAGAGCTTTTAATAAACTGGTTTACAAACTAGCACAAGACCATACTTTATTTAGGGCTTTAAGAAAAGCGACTGATGAATTTAAAAAATCAAACATTGAATATACTTCAAAAAGCGGGAAACTAAAATTAAACAGAAGAATAAATGAGATTGCTCAACAAACAAGAGCAGACGATGTTATAAAAGCTGCTACTGAATTTGCTTCGAGATATACTTATAAACAATCTGATATGGGTGTGTTTCCTTTAGTAGCCAACTTAATTAAATATGTAAAAGACGTATTTCCATTAATGGCAGCAAGGATTAGAAAGAATGCAAAAGGCACAGCGTATTCAAAACAAGCTAATAAAATAGCAAATGGTATTGAAATAAGTGGAGAACTATTATTTACAAGTACAATGCCTTTTATAAATGGTGTGGCGAATATTCTTGAAAAAGGATTAGAGTTTAACCCTATTTACGGTGGAATAAAATCAGCAACTTACTTAGGACTAGCTTTAAATGCTAATAACAAAAAAGATACAACAAAAGCAAGAGAACTTTCAGCAAAAAGCGGTGAAGTTATTTACAGAGTAGCGGTTGGAATGTTATTAATGGCACTTTTACAATCACTAGCAGACGATGACGAAGCAGACGATGAAAAAGCAATTTACGGACAAGGAGATAAGAACTTTAATAGAAACAAAGTTATAGAAACTGTTCGCCCTCAAAATACCATAAGAATAGGTGGGCGTGATATTTCATTCGATTTCTTTGGAACACTAGCAACTGAAATAAAAATACAGTCAATTGCAATGGACTTAAAAAGATACGCTGATAAAGAAATTACTAATACTCAATATATGGGTATGGTTTATAATCAAATTATAAGTTCATCATTCACAAAAGGACTTTCGGATATTGCAACCGCAGCTTCAAGTACAGCCCAAACAGGTAAATTAGCTACTTATTTTGAGAAAAAAACAGCCGAGCTATCTACTAGAGTAGTTTTACCATTTACAAGTTTTGCTAGACAAGCGGGGCAAGTAGCAGAACCCGAAGCTAAAAAAGCAATTGGTTTAAAAGAAAATATAATTAAACAAGCGGGCGTTGGTGGTTGGCTGTTAAACAGACCGAACCTAGATTATAGAGGAAGAACTTACGATACGGGCGAACTTTATACAAGTAGTGCTAGTGGCGCAATGAATTTATTTGGAAGTAGAGTAAATAAAGACCCTATTGATATTTGGGTTTTAAAAGCTGCAAACAATAATTTAGGAGTTAGCGACATCAAAAAAGATAGTGATAAATTTTATTTAGTTGACAATCCCGATGGAACTTCTCGCCCAATGACTGACGAAGAAACTTATGATGTTTCAGCAGAAGCAGCTAGAATATTTAATGGTTTATTGGTTGACTACTATAATAAAGAAAAGAACAATCCTATTACTAAAACAAGTCAAGAGCAAGTTGCGAAAGATTTAAGCGAAAGACATAACGAAGCTAAAAAAGCATCGTTTAGAAAATTATTTAAAGGCAGTAAAAACGAGGACAAATATTTAGAAGATAAATTTGATTGGCTTAAAAAAGACGAAGGCAAAGAAACTGAAATCAAAAGAGCAGCCGATGATATTGCTAATAAAGTTAGTGAAGAAACAAAAGCATTGCGTGATAGATTACCTAAAGACAAATACGACAAACAAATATTTTTAGCTAAAATGCTTCGCTCAATAGTAAACAAAACTACCACCTTAAAACAATGGAAAGAAGCGGGCATTATTGAAAGCGTAGAGAAAGAAGGACAAGAGATATTGAAATTGTCAAAATAATACATATATTTGAAACGTCAAGAAAAACGACATAAAAAACAATGAGAACATACAGACTGTATTACACACAGAGAAACCGTAAAGGTGCAATTTTAGATGGAAGTTGCCAAAGAAAAGATGGACAGTATTATACTATCCTTACAACGGGTGAAATTAAAAAAGGAGTAGAACATACTCGAAAAGTAGGCGAAATTTGGAACTTTAAACTTTCAACATATTTGCAAATCCCTTCACTAGATAAAGTGGATAAATTCTCTTGGGGTTTAATTCACGTTCCCGAAGCCCACGACATTGCCAAAATGGATAATGAAGTGGAAAGAAATCAAGCTGTAAAAATGCAGAACTTAGTTAAGTTTGTTAAATTACACCCATTAGTTGCAGAGTATCATTCAGTAACAAAAGAGCAGTTAAACATAAACTTTAGCGTAGGACTTACAAGAGGAATTAACTTTGTATTGGTTGACGAAACAGCAATTGAAGAAAAAGCGTTTAATACTAATCGTGAGCAAACAAAAGCAATTTTATCATTAGACGAAATCTATGACAATTGTTTAGAAGAAAAAGACTTTACAGAACTTGTAGATATTTGCTTTGGACTAAACTTAGCTATTAAACCACAGCTAAACGAACCAATGGTGAACTATAATAAAGCAAAAGAATTTATCAACCATTCACCAAAAAGATTTGTTGACTTTGTTTCAAAGAAAAACGAAAGCCAATATCTAATTGTGTTTAGGAAAGCAATTACAGAACTAAAAAAAGGCAGTAATCCAATTATTACTTTCAAAAACGGTAACTACTATTTTGGAGAACAAATAATTGGTAAAGACGAAACAGAAGTAATCTACTTCTTCAAAACCAATACTAAGGTATTCGATTACCTTTTAGCAGCAACACAAGGAAAACTTACAAGCGAAGAAGTGTCCGATAAAATAGACATTGAATTAGGCACACAAGAAAGTGGACACGTTGAAGAAAAAGCGGTAATTGAAACTAATACAGATATTGTAGAGGAAATTACTCAAGCAGTAGATAAGTGTATTGAACGCTTAGAAAAACATAAAGGCAAGGCAACTTTCGATAATCTTAAAGACAAGATAAAAGTTGAAGCAAACGCTTACAATGAAACTGAAAAAATAATGTTCATTGATGTTTTTAACGCTAAAACTAAACTCAAAAATATAGAGTTTTCTTTATAACACTCACACAGAAAGCCCTAGATTTAACCATTTAGGGCTTTTTTAAAACATTTATAATCCAAGTATATCGGTAATAATTTAAAGGTTTGAGGTAGGTAAGTAAAAATGTTACCCCTACCCCTAAAGAAGTAACACTCTTACTCAAAATGTCTATCGTATAATGAACTCAATAGGAATCGGTTTTGGCTTTAAAAGGAAAATGTTACATCCATGCTTTAAATTTAAAAGAAATAATTTGGTAATCGTAATTAGCGAATGGTATAAAACCTCGCCACAGACCAATGGAAGCGTTTTTGAAGTAGGCGTAAAAAAAGCCTTAAAGGGTAGGACTTTAAAGCTTTCGGTTTAATTGCTCAAACCTTGTAATGTAATATCTTGTGTTTTAGTCCTACCCTTAACAACACAGCAAATATAATATTTATTTTAAACAATGCAAATAAAAAATACACTATGTCGAAATTATTCGTAAAACCACAACGACCTAAAAGAAAAAAGAAGCTAAACATAATCTTCAATCTATTCTCGTTTTGCCCTTTAGAAGATGCAGATTACAATTGTTTTATTTCGTTCAGATATTACCAAAGAAAAAATGAAGAGTTTTTTGCTTGGGGATACACAATAAAATCAAAGAATGAAATTATTAAACAAGATAGAAGCCAAGTACACTATCACGAAGGAATTAGTGAGTTTTCGCTTACATATACAGCAATTAGTAGAATATTTGATTATTTTATTTCAAACGATTTAGTAGAAGCGAAAATTAATTTATTCTCCGAAAGCCCATTAGTGTTTGACCAAATGGCGGGGAATGTAAAGATAAACCCAAAAGCCTATTGCGCTGACTTAGCTTGGGAGATACAAGATAAAATGGTAGAGTTTTACAATTTAAGGCTAAACTTTATAACAAGAACATCAAATATTGACAATTATAACTATATTCACGAATTAGTTTAAAGTACCTCTATTTCGTTTCTCACTTGGTCAAGATAGTTATTATACCCATCTGAATTAAGCGGGTTTTCTCTAGCGAAAGCTACTGCGCTTAAAGCACATTTCTTAGCTATTAGTGATTTGTTTACCGAACTTTTTACCATTGGTAAATAAGTAGAATACAATTCTTTGGCTTTTTGTTTGGGGAATGTTATAATCATTAGTTTAGTTCTTTGATTTGTTTTAGTAAGTACTTTGAAATAGCTATTATGCGTTGAAATTCTGCTGCTGTTGCGTAGTGCCTATTATATTCAGCATTGTTTAAGTCGCCTTCTCTTTTTGCAATATCTTTTTCAATAAACTCAACAACCTTTTGCTTAAAGTCTTTTTCGGTTGGTTCTTCTTTTGGTAGTGGTTCATAAACTGCTTCCCATGTTTCTACTATTTCTTTAGGCATAAAATAAGTATTGCTTACCTCATCATCATCATTTTTTGTACTGTAAGCAGTATAGCCATTATGATATTCGCCCTCTTTAAAATAAAGTTCGCCCTCTTTTATGTTTCCGCCAAACAAATCAAACGGTGCTTTATACCCAATTAGCTTTCCTTTTTCTTCGGGTGCGTTCCATTGGTTGAATAGAATTTGCGCTTTTTCTTTGCTTTGTTTACCTTTTAAATTATTCCAAATTTTAGGCAAAGTGTCCATAACCAAATATTCTGCAAGTTCTGTTAAACTCAAATTCTTTGCTTTGGTTTCTTTCAACCATGTTTCTAGTTCTGTTTTTTGTACCATGTTTTTATTATTATATTTCTTAAAATCTCGTAGGCTATTATGCCAAGTGCTAGGTTTAGTATCATGCTTTTATGTGTTGGTAAATAGTTTTAAGCGTATAATTAATGCTGTTTTCATTCAGCTTCACCTTAATATCTTTTGCAGCCATTCCATTTTTAGCATAGGCTTTGATTAGTTCTACTCCGATTGGTGAAGTAGGTTTGTAGGTACGGTTTTTTGCAACTAGAGCCATTTGTTTTTTAGCATACTCTTTATCTTGCATAAGAGGACTACCTAGAGAAGTAATTGTATTCCCTTTTTTGGTAACGTAAACCTTATCTTTTTTAAGTCTATTTTTTATAGAGTTCAATCCATTAACGGTTCTTTCGGAAATCATTTCACGCTCCCTTTGTGCCATAGCTGCAAATAAATTTATTGTAAAGCCATCACATTCAGGCATATCCGAACATATAAACTTAACCTTACTTTCCATGAGTGAACTAATAAAGTAAACATTTCTCGAAAGTCTATCCAGTTTAGCCACAACTAAAGTAGCGTTATGTAGCTTACACATATTTATAGCTTCTAAAAGCATGGGTCTATTATTCTTTTTGCCCGATTCTATTTCGGTAAAAGACTTAATTACAATACCACTATCTGTTATCTGCTTCACAGCCTTTTCTTGCGCTTCTAAACCAAGTCCGCTTTGACCCTGTTCTTTAGTAGAAACTCTTTTATAAGCCACATATTTTTCATCGTTTTGCATGGTTCAAAGTTAAATTCTTACTTTGTATTTCCTAAATAATTATTCTAACAAAAGAAAAACGCATTGATATTCAGATTAATAAAATTTATTTTAGAATGTTTAAGTAATACTACTTGTAATTACGTTTGGTAATATTATTTTTGCTTGACCAAAAAGAAATAAATAAAATGAAACAATCAAAACTAACCGAAGAAACGAAAGTAATCTTGTTGCACAATGACAACCAAGAGAAACTAGCTGAACTAGCAAAAGAGTTCGGAATAAAAGCTGTAAGCATGATTAAGAACATCAAACAAGATAGTAGATTACTAACACAGCCTTGTTATTTAACAGCAATAAAGAAACACTTCAAGCTGCCTAATAAAATGGTGCTTACAGAAGATTTTATCATACAAGACGCTTACCTTAGCAAACATAACTAACATAAAAACAAAAAATAATGAGTACAATACTATTTGAATGCGATGTTACAGAGTTTGACATCGTTCCCGAAAAAAAGAACAATGAAAACTGCTTTGCGATAAACGACAAAGCCCTAGTAATTAACTTCATGGACACAAGAAGTTCAAAACACGGAGAAATTATGGTGCAATCAGAAATTGAGCGAAAAGATGCTCTTGAACTTGCTAAACTAATTATTTTAAAATACAGTTAGATGGAAAATACATTTACAGAAGAAGAAATGTGTAAGTTCTTATCAGAAAAGATTGGGATATACTTTTTAGATATGAATAGCGTGGTTGTAGATACCCAAAAAGTATTCAATGAGTTTCTCGCTGAAAGAAAAAGAGAAAAAGACTTAAAGGCTAATTTAATTAAGACAGACGAGAAAATGATAATACTAAAAGACTTATTGCGCTACGAAAAGGAAATAATAAGCAGCCCAATAAGGTTTAATGGAGTTTCCGTAGAACATATACGACAAGTATTTGCTAGGTATGGAACAATTGAAGATATAAAGTTTTAAACCAAAAAAGCCCTACTAAAATTAATTAGTGGGGCTTTCCTTATTAGTTCATGTCGTTTTCTTTCCAATAATCAAAAGCATCGGGCATCGGAGCAGCTTTATCTTCTTTAGTAGTGTCTGTTTTATGATAACGCTTTTCTGCTTCGCTCTCACTTTCTGCAATCCATTGGGTTAGTGTTATAGCAGCCCTAACTATGTTCGTAGAATCGAATAGTTGCTTTACTGCTTTTAGGGTTTTAATGTCGTAATTATTGCTCATTGTTATATTGTTGATTATCAGTTAGTTCTAAAAAGGCAACGAATCGTTTCCATCATCTTCTACTTCGCTAAAACTAGGCTCTCCTTTTGCTAGTGGTCTTTCTAATGGCGCAGAAGGAGTGCTTTGCGTAGGTGCTGAATTACTGTTAGCAGCCCATACATTCCAAGCGATAAGGTTTGTAAAATACTTTCCTTGCCACTCTCTCGAAACTGGCTCATACTTAACGGTACATACCGAACCTAAACTTGGAGTTTTAACTTTATCGCTTTTGATTTCAAATGCAATCTTCTTAGGATATTCACCATTCGTTTCAATGACAAACACTCGTTTAACACCCTCACCTTTTTGAGTTTGGTATCTTTCTTCGGGTAAAACTGCGATAACCGTTCCAATCGCTTCGGGGCTTTTCTTTTCTTCTGCTGACATATTCTTCGTTTAATTATATTACAAATTAACTACATTGTAATAAATAATGCAAGAAATATTTTATTTATTTTTTACTTGTTTATTAAAGACATAACAATTACTTTTGTAGTATATAAATTATTACAATCAAAATGATTAAGGAAAAAGACATAGTAATAAGAGTAGAACCCGAATTTAAAAAGACGCTGCAACAAAAGGCTAAATTACTAGGTCTTAGTTTATCTTCTTTCGTTAGGTCTGTTTTAGTAAAGGAATTGAAAAACAATAAATAAAATGAAAAATAAATTGTCAAAGCGAAACGAGAAGCCCGCCTTTTGCTTATGTGCTGTTATATGAAGTGCCGACTTATTTACGATAAAGCCCAATTGGAACACTAAACAGAAAAACAAAAAGAAAAAAAGCGATGGGAAATTTAAAACAAAAATTAAGTAAATACCAAAATCCAACTTTGATAAACGGGACTATTTATTACAATGTTCCTGAAAATGTATTGGATAATTTAGAAAACGACAAGTGGGAACACTTTACGGATAAAAAATACCCTGAAAATGATTGTGATATTGTTGTTTTTAGCAACAAGAAACACAAATATTACATTGAACATACGGATAGTGAATTTTGGGAAAGATGTATTAATAGAAACTATATAAAATGGATGAAATTATGAAACAACAAACAGCAGTAGAATGGTTAGTAGAACAACTAACTCCTTCAATATCGTTACAACAAAAACATATTGATGAATTAAAAGAGAAAGCTAAAGAAATGGAGAAAGGTCAAATAGTTGATGCAGGGGTTTTTACATTTCAACTAACTGATAAAACGCCTTACGGAATGGAATATCTAAGCAAACTTGATAATGCAATTTCAAATGCGGTGTATTATTATGATGAAACTTATAACAAACAAAATAAATAAAATGGAAACAAGTAAAGAATTAAAAACACCTACACAACACATGATGATATGGGTGTTGCAAAACTTTGAAAAAGAGTTGGAAAACGATATTGATAAAGACAAGTCGCTTGATGAAATATTTGATGAAACACTAACTTTTGAGCAACGAAAAATGAAAGAGTTTTTTGTAGCAGGAATATTTAAAGGTAAACAGAATATAGATTTTGACTTAGATGAAGAATTTAAAAAGTTTTACTCAAAATTATTCCCCGAAGAATAAAAGTGCGGTGGCTTTTTTCTTTTTGTTTTTCCTTCACGGAACTTCAATTGGAAACGGTAAGCAAGGCATTTCATATAACGTTTTGCAGCTACCAGAAGGGCGGGATTTTAACAACAAAATAAATTTAAAAAGATGAATTATAATTTAACCACAAATGCTTCTAACGAAGCCGAAAGCCCCGCCTTTTTGGTAGGTGCTGTTAGCAGTAGTGCCTTTCTCGAATTAAAATAAAACTTCTGGGCGGAGTTATAAAACCCAATAAAAACAAAATGAATAATTTAAAAAATGAACCAATGGTGAAGCATAGTAACCAAGTTCACACAACAACAGATTACTTTCTATTTAACCCAATAGAAGGTAACAGAAACAAAAACTTGTTACACATTAACAGATTAAAAAAATCAATGGCAGAAAACTATTTATTTACGGTTATTATCGTAAATGAAAAGCATGAAATTATTGATGGGCAACACAGGTTTGATGTAATTCAAGATTTAAAACTACCGTTGAATTATATTATTTGTAAAGGTTATGGATTAAACGAAGTTCACATTTTAAACCAAAACTCTAAAACATGGAACGCTGATGACTATTTAACTGGATATTGCCAGTTAGGTTATGAGCATTACATTGAGTATGCAAAGTTTAAATCTAAATTTGGATTTGGGCATAATGAATGTATGCTATTGCTTGGCGGGTCTGATACGGGACATTCAATAAAAGAGTTCTATTGTGGTGAATTTAAGATAAAGGATTACAATAAAGCACTTGAAAAAGCCACAAAAATAACAATGATAGGAAAGTATTATGATGGCTATAAAAAATCTTCTTTTGTTAGAACTATCGCTCAAATTTTAGATAAGCCTGTTTTTGATTTTACTCAATTTATGCAGAAATTAAGAATACAGCCAACGGCATTGCAGGACTGTTCAAATAACGAACAATACAAGCTATTGATTGAGGAAATTTACAATTACAGAACAAGAGAAAAGGTTAATCTTAGATACTAGTTTAATTGCGGGGTGTCAGTCGGCTTGCGGGTCGGCTGGCATTACTGCTAACGGGTCGCAGATACACGCTGTGAGCGTTGGATTGAGGGAGGGAAAATAGCGTGTATGTGCTGTTATACGCTGCCTTTATTACTAATTTAATTTAAAAACAAAAATATGAACGCAAAAGAAAAAGCAAAAGAGTTAATCGAAAAATATCAAAAAATTGATATTGAAATAGGTGGTCAATATGATGGCTACCTTACAATGAAAATACACGATGCCAAACAATGTGCTTTGATAGCAGTTGAAGAAATACTAAATGCAAGACCATTAGACCCTAATTATGTAGATTGGGATGATTGTGGGGCAGCACACCAATATTGGTATGAAGCACAAAAAGAGGAAGCACTTGAATTTTGGAATAATGTCAAATCGGAGTTGCAGTCTTTGTAAGGTTGCGTATAACTACTGTATAACTGCAACAAAAAGGATAAATAAATATGAGAGTATCAGTAAGTTATATAGTTGTTTGGCAAGTTGTAATTAATGGAATTGAAACACCTTATAAGTTCACAAAAGACGGTATTTGTATTAATACCCAACGATGCAAAATATTAAAAAAAGTATCAAAAAATTCAACAATAGGATATAATTTTCATTCAAAATTTTACCCACTTTTAAAAGTTAAATTACTAATGCAAAAAATAAAAATAAATAAATTACCATTTTAAACATGAGCGAAATAGACAATTATTGCAGTATAAAAGACTTTGCCTTATCCAAAGGTGTTACCACACAAGCTATTTATCGTCAAATAAAGCGAGATAGTTTAAAAGAGGAAAAGTTTAGGAAATTGACAATAAAAAAAATAGGTTTAACAACAATAGTTAAAGTAAAATAACATGAAATCACAAGCACCAATAGACGAGTTAGAAGTAAAAGCAAAGTTGGAGAAATCGCTAAGTGAAATGGGCGTGATGTGTTATATTATCAGTAAGCATAATCAAGAGTACCTAGACAGTATTTACGGAATGAGAAAACTAATGATTAGCAAGGAATTTTCGGTGATGAATAGACTTAGAATAGCTAATCAAGATTTTGTTACTAAAACCGATAAATCACTAAAAAAAGCTAACTTAGACATATCTAAGATTGAGGAATTAGTTACAGATATGCTCGAAAAAATAGAACTTGAATTTAAAAAATTATAATAAGTGAAGAAACTAGATTCCGTAGAAATCCGTAGAGCAGAATTAGTAGCAATCATTAACGAAAAATGGGCTGACAAAAACAAACCTAAAGAAGTAATTGTTGAGCCTAAAAAATGGACTAAGGAAAAGCTAGAAACTACCGACATTTCCGTAGAAAAAGTTAAAGAACAACCGAAAACAAAGACTAAAGTGCAAACAGAATTATTTTAAAAGTTATGGAAGTAAAGTGGACAGAAAGATACTCATTTGACGATTATCCTGACGAGCGAAATAGATGGGCTAGAGTAGGGTATGCGGGATTATTTAATAAGGATGGTACTCCTAAATTTGATAAAAAATTAGATACTTGGAAATATTTTGAAATAGCATGGATTAGCCAAGTAAGTTTTATTCATTCAGAAACTAAGCAAATGACTAAAACTTATGTAGTTTCGTACAGATTTCCTAATTACGGTAAACTAAGTTTTAGCGACATAGATGATGCTAAAAAAGAAGTTGAGAACCAATTGAAGATATTTTTAGAAATAATGAATAAATGATAAAAGTCAAGCCTAAAAAACCAAAAGCACCAAACCAAAACCCCGATTGCAAAAAATGTGGTAAGCCATTTAAGCGATATAAAACAACTAAATCAATTTGTGATGAATGTATTTTTAAAGCAATTGATTACGGTAAAGAAAACCCTCAAAAAGTTTCACAAACCGCAATTAAACAAGCTAAGAGTGCATTTAAAAAAGAAGTTATTAGAGATACAGCATGGTATTTAAAAAAACTACAAGACGAGGTAAATTTAATTGCAAGGCTAATTGATAAAGATTGCGTATGTATTAGTAGTTTGCGCCCAATGGCATCAGAAGAAATTCATGGAGGACATCGTTGGAATACAGCCGATTATAAAGCAATAAGGTTTAATTTATTTAATATCCACTCACAATCATTGTCGGACAACCACTTTAAAAGTGGAAATGCTGACGGATACGTTAAAGGATTGAATATAATGTACGGAAAAGAATACGCTGACATGGTTCAAGACTTACCAAATCAATACAATGAAATTAAACACATGAGAACTGACTTAGAGCAGTTTTATAGAGCAGCGCAAGGGGTAACTAAGTTTTTAAAACTAGAAAATAAAACCTATACACCAAGTGAACGAATTGAGTTGAGAGGGAAGCTAAATAAAATGATAGGAATTTTTGACTAACTTTGCTAAAAAATAAATTTTTACAATCAATATAAATAATTTAACTTGCAAACATTATGTATGGAGTTGATATTGATAGCAAATTTGAAACACTATTAGACGAGAATTATAGTGGATATTGGGATACAGCCGATAAGAACATATTTTTTGCAACTGCAATCAATACTGTTACAACTGACTTAATTAAGAAATTTCAGTCAAATAATGTTGATTTAACAAGGCTAATGCCTTTACTTCAAAAAAGCACACCAATAGCTTCACCCGCTTCAAACGTAATTGATATTTCAAAAGCAAGTTCGGATATTCCTAACTTAAAGCAAGTATTAATAGTTGAACCAACATTTAACTCTCCACAAAGAACAGTAAGAACAACACCCGTTTCTTACGCTGATTTCGGTGCTATTTATAGTAAAGGAACTGTTCGTTACCCAAAATACATATTAAGTGCTAACGGTATTGATATTTACCCAAAAACACCCGCTATTACAACTTGTACCGTTTGGTATGTTAGCGAACCTGTTTATATTGACGTAGCTGATAACGCAACAGTTATTCCATACACAGATGAAATGGTAGAATTAATTATCAAAGCAGCAATTATAGAAGCCACTAAGAGTACAAGGGAGTTTTCTATGTCAGGAATTGAACAACAAGCATTAACTAGAGAATTATAATGTTATTAGATGAAATCACAGAAAGAATAGTAAGGGCTTGTCAAGGCGGAAAAGCCAAAGACGAAACCGAAATAGATTTTGAATACGTTGAAAGTAAAGTCCCAAAATGGCGACAAGCTGCAATGTCTATCCTATATAATGGAAGTAGAGAACAGGCAGCAAATAGTTTTATTTCGCCCGATTGGTATCAAACAGTAACCGTTTCGATACCTAGCGGACAAAGCAATAATAACAAATCATACATTACAGCAACAGTTCCAAGTGTTATTAGAATAAACAGCAATACAGATGGATTTGTTTTTGTTGGAGATGATGACGATACAGTTTCATTTATTAGAATTAGTTCACCAAGCTACGCTAGTGATTTAATGAGTAGAGGTGATTTAAGTGAAGATGTAATTGGATTTATAGTTATAGCAAATGATATTAGATTTTACGGGAACAAACAACTTGAAACATTTACCATTCAAGCAATACTGTCTAATCCATTAGACGACACAAACTTTGATATTGATAACGACCCATACCCTGTAAGCGAAGACGTAATTTCAGTAATGGAAAGAATTGCAATGCAAGAATTATTACAAGAGCAAAACACACCCGAAGATTTAATTAATGATGGTGTAGATACAAAAGATAGAAGAATAAATAAAGCCAACATAGTATGAGTATAGCAATTGGAGAAGAAACATCAATAGAATCGGTACTTACAAGCGTTAAGGAAGAGTTGGAATTAACCAACACCACTACTCAAGACTTTTATTTACGCAGACTAATTAAAGAAACTGAACGCAACATATTTTCGCTTGACCAAACTATTCAAAACAGCGAAATTTTAGATATTACGAACAATATGGCGAAATTACCATGCGAGTTTGTAATGTTTAATATTGCGGGCGGAATTAGATTTATAGGCGTGGACAACTTGCCTTATGGAGAATATATAAGACCGACAAATATTAGAAGACCATTTTTTACCAATAATGCTAATTACGGTTGGAGTACAGTTCAGCAAAACAAAAACTGTTTACATTTTGACGGTTATTATAATGGAATAGAAAACTCGTTACCTAGTAACAAGGTAGAGATTAGCGGGCTGTTTTTAAGAAAGAACGACTTAGGAGGTATGTATATTCCTTTACTTCACGAAAGACCTTTAATAGATTCAGTTTGTTATAAATTTATACGCTCAAGAATAAACAATAGGCAATACGGATTTATTTTAGCCCAAATGGAAGATTATAAAAGAGCAGCAAGTTGGGGAATAAAAGCAGTAACAGCAAAAAGCAAAATGCTAGATGCAAATCAAAAACAAATATTAGCACAAGTTTGGAATCAATTACTACCGAATGGCACAAGATAACGACATAGTACAAAATATAAATACCTTTAAAGGAGGTATGAATAAAGATTTGGCGCAAGAAAATATTCCAAACGAACAATACCTTGACGCTAATGATATAAAAGTAACATCAGACGAAGAAAACAATATAGTTCGTATTGGAGGGGCTAATTCTATGCTAACATTTTCTTTGCCTAATAGTAAAACAAATAATACAAACCAAATTTTTTCTGCAAGACTAGATGTATCTGCAATAAACATAGACCATACTTTTACTGCTTATGGACTAATTTATGGGGCGTTTTCAAGCATGGGAGCGACACAAGAACTAAGGGCGATTGACTTGCAAGCACAAATAGAATCTGCGACTACTTTTACTGTTGATATAGTAAGTATTTCAGACGGTATGGCAAATTGTTTAATGTATGTAGCAGGGGAATTTCAAACCTTAGTTTTAACTTTAAAAATTGGAAGTGGTGCAACCAAAACAATGGTTGTATTACAAGAAAACTACAATTATATAGGTGCTAGTTATGCTGATGTAGTTTGTGCTAAAGCAATAGGCGATGACTTGTTTATGCTTGTAGATATAAATGGAACAGGAATGATTGCAGTAGCTAAAAAAGACGAAGCAAACAACACTTGGACTACTACAAGACTACTTCAAACCACTAAATTAAACTTTGACAAAAACAATGTTACCTTTTTAAAACTAGAACAAAATAACAGTTACATAAATTTATATTGGGTAGATGGCTCTGATAAACCTAGATGTTTTAGTATTTTAAAACAAGACACTTGGGTTACAGATAGCGCATTAAGATATTCAATAACTGATTTTGTTACTGGAAATTTAGAAGCGTTGTATCAATACGGAACAGTTGAGCAACAAACCTCACTACAAGTATTTAACAATCAAACTAGAGTTACTGATGTAGTAGTAAATGATACTGCGGGGTTTTTTACGGTAGGTAATAAACAGCTTGGTATCAGATACAAAATAGGCGGTAGCTATACAGAAACAAGCCTTTTAACCAACCCGTTTCCAATATTTTTAAGAGAGCAAACAGATTTTGAAGGTGGTGGTGGAACTCCAAACACCGATACTACTAAATCATTGACTATTACCATTGATAAAGCAAAAGATAATTTATATCAGTATTTTCAAGTAGTAGTAATAGACCAAATCGGATTATCAAAAAGCGCATTTGTATTAGGAGATTTCCCAATATTGGGGGAAACTTTTTCTATGACTGTTTTAGGAAATGAAAATAAGCAGTTTTTAGATATAAATGAATTATTGGTTGTTTCGCCAATTATACAGACAGCGCACCTAAACGAAATAATGGAGAATAAATATTTCTTAGGTAGAGTTGAAACAGCTAGTAGTTATTATCCTGACATAGCTGAATGGGTTGAAAATACAGTTTTTGCAAGCGGAAATATTAGCATAGTAGCAACGGAAATTGATGCTGTGGGTGGAATTGATGTTACTGATGATATTATTCCTGATAGAGAATATTACAACGTATCAAATTGTTTAAACACTGTTGGTTATATGTATAATGAACTATACAGATTTGGGCTAAAAGTTTACTTTAAAAGCGGAGTAGTTCAAACTTACTTTGGTGCGGACATAAAAATAGAAGCTGATATTACAAGTAAATTAGGTAATTTAACAAATGCTGCGGGTACAAAAGTTTATGTTTACTCACCAAGAATAAATTCAATAAATTTTGGGACTGCGCCTAGTATAGATGGGATTTCGTTTTCCGATGCAGTAGAAACAGTAGAGGTAGTTAGGCAAGAATGTATTAACGACATTATTGATACGGGTTATTCATTAGTTTCTTTTGATAAGTTTGGTGCGGGTTCGCCTACTATAATATATCATGTGCTTGGCAATCCTTTTATAAACACCTTTAACTTAAATAGTGGAGGAACAAATGGAAGTGGTAAAAGTCAAAATGGGATTGATTACAATAAAGCAATATTTGTTTCTTGGGGTCAAATAATTTCAAATGTAAAAATAAACAAAGATATGTTTATTAGGAACTTTGGACAGCCTACTAAGTATAATCTTTATTCTGTTTCATCCCCTTGGACAACAGACCAACAAAAGCAAGAGTTTACTGGCTTCTTCAAAACAGTACCCGCACCCGAAATAAGAACAATGAATAACGGTAATTATGTTGCAAATCAAGGGCAGTATAAAATAGATAATACTAATTATATAACTAACCAATCCGATGTTTCAAGCAACGTAACAGTTCCTTATTTAGATTACAACAACAATGTATTGGGTTTTGTTTTTACAACAGAAGCGGGTCAAGAAATTAACTACATAAACACAAACCTTGATTACTTAGACGGTCTTTTTGTTTATAGTAACTATGTTTATTGTGGAATGTATTGTCAGTTTTATAGAGGATTAGATAATACTAGATATGGCAGTAAATATAACGGACAGTATTTTAGCACAGGAACTTTTATTGACGTGTCAAGCGCATCTGTAACAAACAAAGTGTTTTGGGGTGGTGATGTTTACACTCAAAAGAATTTCCATAAAATGAACTTTGGGAATGTAACCCAAAACAAAGACAGAGGTGTAGGGTATTATACACAAAATAGAATAAACACCCAACTTTGCTATACTAATAGTGCAACGCAAAAAACATATCCACTAAATACTAAGGTACTTAACGAATGGCTTATACAAGATGGCGAAGCAGACCTTAGACTTTACGATGGAAGTTTCACAAACTTAAATACTTTACGAACCTCACAAGCATTTAACCCAAATATTCCCGAAGTAACAGATTACTTTTCAACAGTATTTTGGAGTGAACAAAAACTAGAAGGTGATTTATCAGACCCTTACCGAGTTTTTAAATTCTCGAATCAAAAAGCCTTTGAAATGTCAGATGGCATTTTAACAGGAATATATAGAATAAGAGAAGTTTTAGCTATTATTCAAGAAAGAGGTTTTAAAGTACAGCCAATTAGCCCAAATGTAGCAATACAAGGACAAGATGTTTCTGATATTATATTAGGAACGGGAACTGTTATGGGAACAAAAGAGATGTCTATTTCTCGTAATGGGGCGAAGTACAAAACATCAAGCACTTGGTATTTATCAAAAAGCGGTACTGAATATATAGCTTTTTACGATAGTGATAACAAAAAGATAATTCGTTACGGAGTAGATGGAATAAAACAGATTTCAGAAACAAACTTTGTAGCAAACTTTTTACTAAATAATACAAGATATTTAGATGGCGAATATTCAATGTATGTAGGCTACAACCCTTATACAGACGAAGTATTATTTATTGCAAAAGCTGACTTAGGTTCAGTTTATAATGGTGCAAGTAATTATACTGCGGGTCAAATAGCATGGCAAAAAGCTAGAGATAATACGAGTAACTTTGATTACGATGATAGTAAATATTATTTCCAAGCACTAATTAACAATACCAATGTTGCCCTAAATTACACTGGTTCAACTTTCAATACTTGGAAAGAATACAGAAACTCAAATTTTATGTTAGCATTTAACGAGAAGTGGAATATGTTCTCAACTTTCTATACTTTTAAGCCTAGAATAACCGCCCCTTATTTAAATAAAATGATTGGATTTTTCCCTTTCACACAAGGAGGGGTAGCAGGAACTAGATTATTAGAATACGATAATGGAAATGATGCAACCTATATTCAAGGTGTTACAAAATATCCTATGGTAGAAATTTCAATAGCAAAAGAACCAAACATATTTAAAAGATTTTTAAAGAGTTGGATAAATATTGAAGACGGAGTGCCAAATAGAGTTATTACAACAACCGACAATGGAACTGCTGCAAACATTACAAGTTTCACTGAAAGACGAGATAGAGTTTTGTTTAATATTTTAAAAGATTTTTACGGAACGGGAAAAAGAGTGGGCGGTAATAAAATCAAACTAAAATTATATTTTTTATTTAATCAAAAAATACATAATTTTGTAAGCACAATAATTTTAAAATTTAGGAAGCCATGAAAATAGATGACCCAAATCAAGTAAACTACTTTATAAACCAACAAAATAGTATAAACATGGGTGGCGAAATAAACCCTATAATCAGCAATGTTGCACCAACTTCGGCAACAGTACCAAAAGGTTCTTATATCTATGCGATTAAAGCTGACGGTGCTGCAAACTTAGTTTTAAGTGGGATTTCTGACCCTAATGCTGACGCATATACGCTTACGGGCGGGAATGTTACAATTCTAGCGGGTGATGTTTTTTATATTCCTTGCAGCACATTTGTAATAGTTAGCGGAAAATACATAGCTTACTTACGCTCAAAAAGTTTATAATTATGCTAGGGCTAGGATTAGGACTTAATAGAGGTGGATATAAAAAAGCGATTGACCCAGCAGCAGCAGCATTTATAGCAGCAGCGGGAATAACAGACCCTACGCAACAAGCAGCGGTTATTTATTTAACCGATAGTTTGAAAGGTAATAATAAAGCCCAAAACGCAAGTGGTATTGACTTCTTTAGCGGGTGCTATGCTATTTATCCATTGGTAGGTAGTGCAGCGACACCGCATAGATATAATTTGCGAGATGTAGCAACGTTTCTAATTGCTTATGGTGGTACTGTTACACATAATGCAAATGGTATAACTGGAAATGGTGTGAATGGCTTTGGTGATACTGGTTTCAGTCCTTTAAATAATGGCTTGCCTTTAGATGATGCAGGAATAGCAGTTTATACACGAACAAGCGCAAATTTAGGAGCTGAATTGGGCGCAAGTGATGCAGGTATAACTAATGCTTTATTACTACAAACAAGGGCAGGAGGTTTTGCAAATACCAATGTGAACAGTACATCATTTGCAGCTGTTGCCGAAGCTAGTGGTACTGGTTTTTTTACAGCTGTTAGAAGAAATGCAACAAGTATGCAAATTTATAAGAATGGTGCAAGTATTTTATTAAAAACTAGCAGTGCAGGAAGTTCGGGAAGAACAGCCAACAACTTGTATCTAATGTGCAATAATGTGAATAGTGTTCCAATTTCTTATAGTGGAAAAAACATTGCTTTTGCTTTGATTTTTACAGCAACAAATGCTACATTTACAAATGCAAACATGGCTACACTTTACAATATAATTCAGCAGTATCAAACTTTATTAAGTCGCCAAGTATGATAGGTTATAAACTAACAAAAACAAAAGCATTAACACTAATTGGACAAACATTTGATGGTGTAAGTATGTTTAATCCCATTGAAATAAATGGGCAATGGCTAATCTTTGAGGGTGAAGTAAACGAATGCACCAATGAAGATTTTATATGGGTTAAAAATTTAACAACAATAGAAATAAATATATAAATGAATAAAAACATTTCTCTTTTTATAGAAAATTTTTTAGTCTGGGGTGGTGTAATTACTGCTTATGCTATGGCTATTTTACCATTAGTTCAGGTAATAGCTGGGTTAGCTGCATTTGCCTTTTCACTTTTATCGATTATCAAATTTATAAAAGAGTGGAAATGATGCTAATAATTAAAAAAGGGCAGCACGTTTGCTTTAATGATGAAGTATGGTTTACGTTTGGTAAAAATATTAAAGCCTCTTATATCTTTACAGAAGAAACAATCTATGATTTAAAAAACAACGACCAATATGATTGGTGTAAATTGTTTGGCTTTACAGATTGCTTGTTACCAAGATTTAGAGTATTAAATACAGAAGATGTTAGGGTTAATACTTGTGATTTTAAAATTAAAATATTAAATAGAGTAGTGGCTTTCTTTAGACCTGTTCATTGGCAATCAGCTAGATTTGTTTGGAGGTACAATACAGAAAAGCAAGTGTTTGAAAGTACAAGCTATTGTTATGTAAAAGGAGTTAGGACTTATGATAATAATATTTTTGAAATAAGTCTAAATAATAGAATAGACTTTTGGATTTATAAACAAGCTAAAGATTATCAGTTTATTGTTGAGAAAGAAAGTAAAATGATATTTGATAAGGTAGAAGAAGCAAAACAAAAAACAAAGCCTTATGGTTATTACTTAGGTTTCTTTTTTGGAGGGAATCAATTAGTACCGAATGATATTAAAATAGAAAAGTTATAAGCATGAAGAATTTATCCATAAAAAACTACGAAAAGCCAACACCAAAATTTTGGAAGTACATAGCCGATTTTGGATTATTAATGATACCAACAGTTCAATTGGTTTTAGGCGGTGCGCCCGAAGGCACATTTACATCAACTCAATCTTGGGCGATAAGTAGTATTGTTTCTGTTGCTGCGGTAGCATTTAAATTTTTAACTAAGTTAATGGGAGGGAAAGAAGATGAAAATAACGAAATCTAGCAATAATTTAATTGAACTTATAAAAGAGTTTGAAGGATTTAGTGCAGTACCTTATATTTGTCCTGCGGGGGTATGTACGATTGCTTATGGAAGTACAAGATATAGTGATGGTCGCAAAGTATCAATGACTGATAATAGGATAACAGTTGAAGCGGGAGTACAGTTATTGAAACAAACTTTAACTCAATACGAATTAGCGGTAGATGCTTATTGTAGAGATGATATTAACCAAAATCAATTTGACGCACTTGTTGACTTCGCATATAACTGCGGTAATGGCAATTTAAAGTCTAGCACACTTTTAAAGAAAGTAAATGCTAATCCAAACGACCCTACTATTGCAGCCGAATTTGCGAGGTGGAATAAAGGTGGGAATAAAGTATTAGCGGGCTTGACAAGACGTAGGGCTGCGGAGTATAAACTTTATAGTAAACCATGCTAAAAGACATTCTAGCAATATTGATTTCGATTGGATATTGTTTATTATTTAATTAAAAAGAACATGATTGATTATTCTAAATTTACGAAACAAGACCTAGTTTCAATAGCTGAATTTAATAAAATAATTAAAAATTACATAAAAATAGTTAAACTTTTAGGAGAAAAATAGTATGACATATAAAGATTTCTGGATAACAATAGCAATAGTATCGGTACTCTCCTTTATTATTGGAATACAGCTTTGTAGGTACAATCACAAAGAACAGATACCAATAATTTACGACTTAGAATACTTAACTGATAGTATTTTGGCAGCAAACAAACATTCAGATTCGATAATAGTAAAAATAGAAAAAGAAATAAAATATGAAAAAGGAAAACTTATTGAAAGGTTTGTTTTTATTGATAGCTTGTCTTTCGATTCAGCTTATAGCTTATGGCAACAATCCGCCCGATTCTATAAACCATACGCTAATTAACAACTCAATCAAATGCTTTGAAGAAGTTAAGGTACTAGGCAGTAGAATAAATAAAACCGACAGCATAAACCTAGAGTTAAAGAAGAAAATAGGCAACCTTGAATTTTTATCCGACACATTACTTACCTCAAATAAAAGTCTGATAAAAATAAATAACGATAATAAATCAGTAATAGAAACCAAAAACAAATGGATAAAAAGTTTGGCTTATGCTGTAACTTTTGAAACTATACTTTTAGTGATATTGCTCATAAAATAATTAGGCTAACGGTTTTTATAAGTAATTGCAAGTGCTTATAATTAATGTCTATCATGGCAGCACTAATTAAAACACCCCTAACGTGATTGTCGGGGGTTTTTTATTTTGGTCTATTAATTATAAAATATAAATAACTATCGTATCGTATCTCGCATCTCCATTGAAAGTATTTCGGAAACAATAAGTAAAAAAATGACATAAATAAATTACATCTTCCCGCTTCATAAGTCATGGCTTGCTCTTTTGTTATCATTGGTGTTTTCATTTTAAAAGTTGTTTAGTTTTTCGTTTATTTCTATTTGTTTTTCTAATTCTTGTATTTTTTCAGCAAATTTTATTTGGTCTTTTTGCAGCGTTAAACACTTTTGGTTTAAAACTAAATTCTCGTAATTAAACTTAGCGAAAACTTTTGCATTAAACTGTTGCATTTTGTAAAGTATTTCTAAATGCTTTACAGCGTTTTCTTTTTGCTTGCCTTGTGATTGTATAGCTTTAACCTCAAACGCTTCTATAAACTCATTAAACTCCCAAAATTCAAGGTATAATTCTTCATTCTTCTTATTTGAACCAAACAATGCAAAGTAAATGTTTATTTTTTCAAGCATTTCTTTATACTCGGCTGTTCGGATTTTTTCGATTTCTTTGTATTCGTTGTATGTCATGGTTAAAAGGGAGGATTTAGCGGTGGTTCGTCTTGAAACGGGTTATCTAGGTTTATTGTTGATTGTATTGGCTGTTCTTTTATTTGTTCTATAAAATTACTTTCACTAACATTTGCTTTTTGGGCTTCTCCCGCATAGTACATTTGCCCTCTTATTGTTTCGTAAGCTCGACTTCTTCTCCAATTAAATCCAAATTTACCAATAATTGATTTTGCAACTCCAATTGTATCAGGTTTAACTTTGCTGAAATACACGTCAAAGTCTTCGTATTCTTTATTTGGTCTATCAACTGTAATAATGGTTTTGCCGTTAGCTAACCAGCCACCTCCCTTAATATCATCAGCATCAGGCAATCTGCGTTTACTTTTATCACTATCAGTTTGCTTTTCTCTTTCCGTTTTTATTGAATGTGCAATAGTCATAAAATGTTTACAAGCTGATTCTGCTAATTCATTACGAAAACTTAAAATGTAATCATTGTATTGGTCTTCTCTACCAAATTCTTTTATTGGGTGAAATAAATTTTTCCAACTATCAATAAAACAGCTTTGAATACTTCCATTTTCATCTCTATATTCTGCTGCAAATTCCCAAATCATTTGTGGTGTCATTGGTTTTTTATAGTCTTTTTTCTCAATAACTAAAAAATGGTGGTCAATCCAACTAGCTGCTGCAATTATTTCGTGTTCTTGAATTGAATTATTATAACCTCTAAAACTTCTTCTATAATATTTTATCAGTAGTTTCCTTCTAATTTCTTTGTAGCTTCCAATATCAGGAACATAAAGCAAGTGTCTAAATCCAAATTGTTCAGATTGATAAAAAAGTATCTCTAAAGCGAACTCAGTTTTGCCCGAACCTCCGTGTCCTGTAATGTCTGTTACGCCATCATAAGCAAATTGAAATGTGCCAACTAAACTTTCAAAACCCGAATAGTTTAAACCCGCACCACCCGTTTTGTGGTATTCAATAAAAGAATCACGCCTTTCATTGTAATTTACAATTTTTACGTTCATGGGTGTCTATCGTTCCATGCCTTTTCACGTTCTTTTATTTCACGTTCTCTTCTTTCTTCTGATGTTTCGGTCGCTCTTTCTATTGTAATTAAATTTACAGATAATATTTCATTTTCCCAACTTCTATTATTTAGATAAGTTTTAGGGTTTTTTCTAAATTGAACATCAGGTGTTGACAATACATATTTTGGTACATGAATAAATATTTGCTCAATATCTTTTTTAGATAGTTTTTTAAATTTAGCCAAACATTCTTTCTTGTCAGCTTTTTTATTATACAATTCCCAAAACTTTTCAAAGTCAGAATCAATCAATATATTACTTATTACTTTACTATTTATATTAGGTTGGAGGGTTGCTTCGAGGGTATCTTTAACCCCCCTAGTAGGGGTGCTTGGAGGGTTTGTTTTATAACTACCATGTAAATCAGCACTTTTAGTACCACCTTCTTTACCTTTATATCTAGCTTGTATAACAAAGTCCATTGTCTTGCGATAGGCTTCAAAATACTTTTTTACAATTTTTGTTTTAATTGTGAGAGTTTTTTTTGAATAATAGCGAGAAACATTAGCCAAAAATTCGTCTAAATGCTTTTCATTTTCAAAAAATTCTTCTGCAATTGTAATGTCTTGTTCGGTTATTTTGGAGTAATTCTCAATCATAACTAATCCTCCAAAAAAGATATTTGTTTGCGAATTTCTTTTGCTAATTTAATAGCTTCGTATCTGTTTAAGTTAATTTGATGTGAAGTAGAACGAACCTCTTTTGTTTTAATCACAAGTTCTTTCTGCCATGTAGAAACTATCAAAGTAGTATCTGTGTGGTCGCATTTAAATTTTATTTCTATTGCCATAAGTTTATAATTAGTCAAGCACCAATTACGCTATAAAAAACAAAAAAACCCCCAATCGGTCAGAGTAACGAAAGGGGGTTCGATTAGTTGTGATACTAATTTTTTGTAATATCTGTTATCGCTCTGACCCAAAAACAGATATTTGTATGCAGCAAAGATACTAAAATTTACCTAACTGCCAAATTTATTTTAAATTTCTCAACCTATTGAATCTTTCGTTTACTTTTAACCATTCCTTATAACGAGGGTCTTTAAATTTTATATCTTCTAAGTTATCAATTTGAACGCAACCAGATATGACGGTAGTGTGATTAAACTGCTGCTTAAATAATAAACCAATTTGATATAGAGATAAGTGCGTATATCTTCTGCATAATTTCCAAAAACAGTACCTAGCAAATGTTAAATTTCTCTTCCTAGATTTCCAATCATAATCTTCAAATTCTAATCCTAGTTCTATTGCTATTGAATCTTTTATTATTTCAATTATTTGCGGTGATGTATGGTCTTTTTTAGGCATACGGGGTATATGTACGTTTCTAAAAATATTAAATGTTGGTGTAAGTGCTTTCATGCTAGTTTTTCTTTATAATGGTTAATAATTTTTTCGGTGGTACTTTCGTAAAACGCTTTGAAATCAGAATTGCTTCCACCGTTTTGTTGGTGTAGTAAAAACAATACACTTCTTAGTCTTTGTGATTGCGATTTGTTGTTAATTTCTTTATCAATAGCATCTAACTGAACTAAGTCGTTTTCTTCGATTACATTCTTTTCAGTAAAATATAATGCACCAATCTTACCATGTAGCTGACTTATTGCAATCATTTCGTTTTGGCGAATTTCGGCTGTTGAGAATGTAATTGTAAAAGATTTGTCTTTTCTAGGTCTGTAACTTTCAAGGCAGACTGGCAGCATTATTTTTACTTCTTCCATGATAATAATTATCTATTTGAATGTTACCTTTACTGTGGTTGTACTAGTTTTGCTAGGGGGAAAAATTTCAACTATTTCTCCACTATCTTCATCTACAACTGTCATAGGTGCTTTTAGTGCTTTTAAGAATGTTTCTCGGTCTTTTACTTTCTCTTTGGCATAATCTAAGGAAACACATAAATCATTATAAACACTATCGTTACACTTGCTGTAATCGTATTTAGTTCCCGCTTCTGTTATAGAAAATTCAGTCCCTTTAATTATAGCGTTTTTTTCGTATTGTGAAATTTCGTCAATAGTGGTTGAAATAAGAGTTGGCTTTATTTGTTCAAATATCTTTTCCATAGCTTTTTGGAAACGTAAAAGTTCGCTACCTACTATTTGTCCGTTATTCAAACCATCTTCAAGTTGTTTTGCAAAAATAGCTATTTGGTCTTTTGTTTCGGGTAGTAATCTCACCGTACTCATTGCTGTTTCTATCATAATTATATTGCTTCGCTAATTAGTTTTTCTTTTACCTCTACTGTTAAACTGTATTTCTTTTCAATGTCGGTAATCTTATTACCTTCTCTTAGCCATTTTAAGGCAGCAGCATATTCGGGTGTATTTGCATTTAAAGATGGTTTTTGTTTAGGTGCTGCGGGTGGTGGTGTTTTTGGTGGTGGTGGAGTAGGTGGTACTTCTTCCTTTTTTCTATCAGGGTTATCAATATCATCTTCATCAGTAGCAATGTGAAAATATTTAAGTAAGAAATATCTTTCCCCATAAGTCAGTGCGCTGCCAACTCCTTTATCGAAATCGTTCATCCCGTTAGCACCAAAAAGGTTTTCGTCTTTTTCGCCCGTTTCAGAATCTACCCAAGTAAATTTCATCATTACTTTTGAAAGTATTTCAATTTTAGGCTTACCGTTCCATTCTTTTGTTTCTTGGTTTTGAAATAACGAAACTTTGTAATCGGTTTTTTGGTTTTCTATGGAAATAATTTCTTGCTTTAAGAGTAGCCCTAAATCATTCATCAAAGGCTTAATTTCTCCTAAAACTTTGTCGCCCGTTACATACTTGTAACCCATAGCTGTCTTGTCTTTACCTAATCCATTTATTTTCTTTTGAATAGTAAGTAATTTTTGGTAAATATTTAGTTTTTGTTCGCTCATTTTATTTGTGATTTACTGCTGTTAATTCTGAAATATTATACAATGAAAACATTTGTTGGGAGTGTAATCCCGCTTGTTTCCACGCTTCTTTTGCTTCACCAAGTTTGATATAATCTTCTTCGGTGCATGATTCTTTATTAGTTTCACGTTTATAATGGTCGTATATTAATTTTTGGTCGTTAGTTGCTTGTACTGCTGCTCGGACTATTGCGAACTCTGCTTCTCTTTCGGGTTTCATAGTTAAATGTTTTCAACTTGTGTTTTAGCCCAAGCTTTGAAAGCGTCAAACTTATCTGAAATTAGTTTTGCAGTTTCGTTACCTTCTTCAATATAGGTTCTATTTATTTCAAAACTATCAACCCAAACTTGTAGTTTCTTTTTAATAGGTGCTTTAGCTAACTTTTCAGCTTCTTTCTTAGCTTTTTCTTCGGCTGCAATCTTTTGTTCGTAAGCATCATTTTCGGATTTTTGTTTAGCTTCCAACTCTGCTTCTAGCTTTTCTTTTGCTTCACGTTCAGCATTAAATTTTTCTCTTTCAATAGCTGCTAATCTTACTGTTTCTGCGTTAATTGCTTCTTGTTCTTTACGAATAATCTCTTCACGCTCCGCTTTTTCTTTAGCAGCCTTTTCTTTTTCAATCCTAAGTTCTTCTTCTTTAGCTAATCTTTCGGCAGCAATTTGTTTTTCACGTTCTTCTGCTTCTGCTTTAAGCCTTTCATTTTCAACTCGGATTCTTTCGTTTTCGATTCTTTCGTTTTCCTCGTCAATCAGTCTTTGTGCTTCTGCTAATTTAGCTGCTTCGATTTTATCTTCGTGTTCTTTTTTCTTAGCAGCATAAAACGCTTCCCAAACATCATCTTGCATATTACCTAAATCCATTCTTTCAGCGTTTTCTACATACCCTGAAATTAGGTTTACTCGCAATGATTGAACTTTTGCAATACGTTCTCTCTCTAAAATTTCTTGACGCTTTTCGATTTGCTCTAACGCTTCTTCCATGCGGTTATTTACTTCTAACTCACGCTTTTTAATAGCATCTACAAACTGACCGCCACGAAGATAAAATTCTTTATTCGTTTCGTGCCACTTAACAATACCTTTTGTTCGGTTGTCTTTGATAAGTTTTCTTAACTCTGATGCACGTTTAGCGGTTTTAGGGTCGTCTATGTCTAAGGTAATTATTTCTGCATACTGCTCGCTTAGAATTACTCTTTCGGCTAAAATTTGCGACAATCCTTTTGTAATGTTTGACGCTGTTTCTTCTGTTAAACCGAACTCTGTCGGATTGATTTTTACGATTTCTGTGTTTTCCATTTTATTTTTTTATCCTGTTATTGTTACTACTTTAAAAATTCTTTCCATATCTAAACACGCTTGACGGTAATTTAGAAATATTTGTTTGTGCTTCATTCTCGCCACAGCTTCTCCAATTGTTACCACTATTATAGGTGAATCGGTATCGTGTATCTCGTAAACTTCTGTACGCTTATACAACTCAATTTTCCTATCTTTTAGTCCTTCAATTTCCATGTGATAGGATTTGACTAAAACCAAGTCAGTAGGCTTTTCTTGCGGAATATTGCGGTTCATAAGTAGCTTGTATAGTATTATTCCAAACCAAACTACAACGCTTCCTATGGCTGCGATAATTGTGTATAGCGCTAATTTTTCCATGTTATTCCGTCCAATATGTTACGGTAACATCAATACTTGCACCCATTTCAAATGCGATTTTATCTCCAATATAACCACGATAAATATTAATCATTGTATCGCTGCTTATTTGTTTTGATTCTTCCTTAATAACATCAACTTTATATTGAAGTATTACTGCGGGATTGGTAGAAAAAAATACACTATTATCTCCAAATCCTTTTTCTACTGATTTTATTTTATTTTCCATATTTTTATCTAATTATTGTTTGAACTATGTAAAACATAAACACAGCTAATATAGCGATGTATCCTAAAATTTGCAATGCTTTTTTCATAGTTATTGTTCGTTTAAAAGTTCGGGATTTTCGTAAATATTACCAACAACAATACAACTATCTGTAAGGTAGCTGTCAAATGGAATGATTTTATTATGTGATTTTATTTCAGCATGAAAAGCAGCGTGAATTTCATCTCCATAATCATTGCAATTTTTGTTGATATAATATACTTTGCAAGTTAGTCTTTCTCCAACCTTCATAATATCGCCATCATAAATAGGATTTCCTTTTCTATCTGACACGCCAGTAAATTGCATTAATTCAAAATGCTCAATATTTTTTGGCTCGTTTAAATTGTCTTCGTAATCTATTTCTTCGGTATCTAGCAATAACATAGTAACTTTTACCATTTGTTTGTACTGCTTATCCCACGCTCTAAATTTTGGTATGTTTTTCATTATTCAATAGGGGTTTTTTGTGATTTAATTAATTTAACTTGACTAGCTATGTAGTCAATACACTTTTCGTAAATACGAGGGTCAACTCTTCGTGCTATACGCTTTGTTGGTAATTCGTTTTTGTTGCGCCCTAGTTTTGTTTTGGGGGTTGGTTTATTTTTCATGTTTAAAAAGGTAATATTTGTATGTTTTTTATAAAAGTTTCTATTTTGTTTTTTCTATTTGCTTTTAGCCATGTTAAACTTTTTGGCTTAGTGTTTATCTTAGCGACCTTACATCTACCACTCATATAGGTTGATACTGGTTTTAAATTGCTGTTTATTTTCTTGTAAACCTCATTGCCACTAAAAACATAATCTGTGTTCGGTAAATAATGAGTTATAATTACAAAATCACAACTCATTATTCTTTCTGTCGGTATAGCCGAAATGCTTGTTATTGTTGGTTGTATTACCATGTTGTTTCGCCAATCTACGAGTTACTTGCAAGTGGGCGGACGTGTTCTATATTAAGCATTCGTTTCAAAACTTTTTAAAAAATTAGCCCCACCCGCTTCGGTTTTTTCAAAACCGTTTAGTTTAGACAGCCATTGCTCATAAATTTCATCCGCTATCCTTGCAGTCATTATAGGTGGCACACTCATTCCAACCAAATAAATCACTTTGTTTGTTTTAAAATCATAGTCCATTGGATAGCTACCCGCTTTTTTTATTGCATCATCTGAAATATGTTGTGGTGTTTCAAAATCTATAAATTTGCCATTAGCTGTTATGGTATTTAAACTGCTGTTATGTTTTACCAGTATTGCATTAAAATCAGATAACAAACCACGTTCCCTTGCATTTATATCACCCAAATTTGTATCACTATCTATTTTTTTGCCCCATAGCATTTGTTGGTGTTCTGTTAATGGCTTGCCTAATTTGTCGGCAAATTCACCATAAAAAATTTCGGGTTCTTTAAATGTCAATTCCAATTTTGGAACTACTGTAAACATATCAGCATTATACAAAAAAGGTTCTGCCAAATCCTTTCTCATTGCAACAAAAAACACTCTTTCTCTGCGTTGTGGCACACCCATTTTTGAAGCATCCAGTAACCAATGTTGGCAGTAATAACCAGCCAAATCAAATTCCCTATAAATTTGCCTTACATATTGCTTTGCTTCACCTAATAACAATCCTTTTACATTTTCAGCTACTACCACTTTTGGTTGCAGTTTTTTAGCCAAATCGATAAAATCAAAAAACAAAGTGTCCAATACTTGTTCAGCTTGTCCCTCTCTAAATACTTTGTCTTTGCCCCAATCTTTTTCACGATTACCTGCCATTGAAAAACTGCTACAAGGTGGCGAACCATCCAAAATATCTAAATTGTAAAGTTCATCAGGCAAATCAGTTCTTAATTTAAAGGTCTGTATTGGCTCTAAATAAGCATATTTTGGATTATGGTTAGCTTTGTATGCTTCAATCATTTTCGGGTCAATCTCATTGCACCCTAATACATCAAATCCAGCTAATTTATAACCCATTGTTGATCCACCGCCACAAGCAAAACAACTAAATACTTTGCCTTTGTCTTTTGTAAATACTGCATCTTTTAAAGTCCAGTTGTAATTGTAAGTTTTTTTTGCCATCGCTTCGCTAATTTTTTAAAAAGTTTTGTTTAGTATTTCAATTAAAGTTTTGTGCTGAAAATCCCACCAGCAAGTAACAAGGCATTGGCAAAAGCGGCTGACAAGTTCCTGCATAAATCAAGCGGTTTCCAAGCCGCCTTCGCCAATGCCCAACCGTTAGCGGTCATTCTAAACCGACACCCGATACAATCCTTTTTCATTGGGTTTTAAATCTACATTAAAGATAAATGACGACTTCCCAGTTTTTAATAAATCGAAAGTATCATCAAAGAAATTCATTAAATCCTTTGACGAAAAACGCAATGTATGTGGGTCTTTTCGTTTTAAAATAAACGCATCATCTTCATCATCTTTTAAGACATAAGCCGTTTTTGCTTTTTGATTAAATCCAAACATTAAACCATCATTATCATCAACATTTAAAGCCTTTGCGACAATATCGCTAACAATAAACCGACCGTTTTTTAACTCCAGTTTTATTACTGGTTTTTTAAATGTTCTCAATTGTGAATGAGAACTTCGCTTTACAAATACTATTTCTTCCATTTTTTGATATATTTTTATATTAATTTATGAGATAAAAAGAACGAACCGCTAACACGGGTTTGGCAAAAGTGGGCAGAAACATTCTGCTAAAATTGAACATCATACAAGCCCACCTTCGCCAAGCCCGAAAACGTT